TGCTTCCAATTTCGGAAGCCGCCGAGATGTCTGTGCGCTGTGCTGCGAGCAATTCGACCGCAGCTAAACTATCTGTTCGAACGCCGCCGAGAACTTCAATCGCGCCGCCGACATTGATCGAAAGTGAAAAGAGCGTTGACGCCCCTACCGCGAAATCATATACCTCACTCCTTGGATACCAGAAGCTCCAGGGGTCGGCGGCCCATGCGAGAAGCTGCGCTTTTGATAAAAGCGCATTCGACACCATCGTCGGGCCTTGAATAAAGCCGTTGCCGCCGAACGACCAAGTGCCGTTGCCGGGGTCGAGATACGCTTGAGAAGAAAGGGTGTCGGTATAAATCTGTCCGGTCAGTAGGTTGACCGCAACGACATGAGGATAGTCCGCGAAATTGCCGACCATACTCATACAAACAAATAACGGCGTATCGTAAGGGATTGCCGTAGTCCCGTTATGCCCGTTGTTAAAAGAAAAAACTCCCGACGCACCGTTATTAGCTAAGTAAAAATTTAAAACCCAAGCATCGTTACCGTTAAAGATGACAGGGTAATTGTTCGTCGAAACAAAAAAGCCCGCAACGGTGAATTGTTGGATTGTGGCGACGCCGCTCCCCAGGATTGGCCGCCCGGAAAAATCCACTTGTCCGCTATTCTGAATCGCCGGACCGAGTTGAGGGTGAATCGTTTTTGTAACGCTGCTCGGCGATCCTCGCAATCCTCCGTCAAGTAAGCTGATAAGGTTTGCGTCGCTCGGGATAACCGAGAGTATATTTTGCGCATTCGCGGCCGGATGCGTAAAATCCACACCCGGCATGACGCCGGCAGGAAACACCAGCTTGTTGCGCGGACGCCAAAGCATCGCCGCGCCTTAGTACTGAATTGCGGAAGCCGCGAGCTTGAGCGTGTTGGCACTCGATGCAAAGGTCTGCCCTGAATTGTTCATGACTAGGACCTTGAATTGCAACGCCGAAAGCACGATGCCGTGCGCCGCGAAAACCGTGCCGCCACTAATCGTGGTGGCCGGAAGCGGAATAATAAAATCAGGCGGTCGCGCAGGTTGCGCCGTCAAGGATTCGTATGTCGTTCCGCTATCAGGTGAATCCAGAAACCAGCCAGCCACATTGGCACCGGCGCTTAACGCCGTGCCGATGGCGCCCAGCGTCAGAAATAAATCAGCGAAGATGCCCTGCGCGGTGTCGTTGTTTGTAAACTTGCCGCTCGCGCCACCAACCGATGAGACAATCAACGAGCCTGACGCAAGGCTGTTCAACTCCGTCGATTGCAGCGTGAGCACCGATCCCAGAAGGCCGCTGTTGCTCGTTCCTGCCGCATAGAGAAAATCTGTGGGCATTAGACCAAAGCCTCCCCACTGACGACGAAGACGGCTTCAAGATCACCCGTGCCGATCGGCGAGCTGTAGCCGGCTGATTGCCACCACGGGATGTTTGGCGTGCCGAGCGCTGCCAATTGAACGGCTTGAGCGGCACTCAATAGATTATTGGTCACTAGATCGGCGACCATCGCCTGCGTGCGCGCGAGACTGAAATCGATGATCTGTTCGCGTACGTCGTCATTAAGATCGACCGCCGCCGCCGCACCTGCGGACGTTCCGACTGCGGCCTTAATTGGTAACCACAAGCCATTTTCGCGCAGCCAATTGACAACAACTGAGATCGATGCCGGCGCCGGCTTTCCGGCGACCGTCAGTGTATTGATCGCATCGAGTTTTACAAGAACGGCTGGATCATTAAAAATGGCCGCGTAGCCCATGTGCCAAGCGTTCGCTGCGACCACGTAGGCAGCCTGGTCGGCTTCACTGGCATCGTCTGGCGGTATCGTCGGATGAGGCGTTGCGAGCGCTGCCTTTGCCGCATCGATGCGCGGTTGCTCAATCGCAGCGGCACCTAACGACGGCCATTTCGCGATCAAAGAATCATAATAAGCCATTGATCATCTCACTTTAGGTGAATCGGTTAAGTCGTCGAGCCCGAATGTCGCCAGATGACGTAGTTGTAATCGTCAGCGTCTGGCTTGTAGTACCAGGAGCGATGTTAAGGCTACTGTTTACGCCGTCAATTGCTAAAGCCATGAGATGTGATCAACCAGGAGAACGGTCAGCCAGCAACTCTTTCAACCGGTTCTTCATCTCCGGTTTCAAATAGTACCCACCACTCACACCCCCGATCATGCTGCCGTAATAAGTTTCGATTGTTACGCCGAACGGCTTAAGCTTTTTGCGGATATTGCTCATCGCAACGCGGACGACTTCATAAGAATTTATCGGCCTGTCGCACTCCAACCGATCGGCATAAAGCACCGCGATTATTCCATCAGTTGAAATTCGCTCGCGATTTGCCAATAGCTGAAGAATGATGCTCTGTTGGGCCTTGAAGTTAAAAAGAAACTTGCTCCCGACAAAAACTTGCTTTTCAAATTCAGCGGTCATAATCCGAAGGCTGCGAAGGCCTTCGGTTATATAGTCGGCTGAAATGATCGCACGATCCAACTCTGCAAGCAGACCTGTTTTACGGAGCCGCTTTGCCATACGTTAAGTCGTCGATCCCGTCGTCCTCAAATCCGCCGCTCCCTTGTACGTCGCGGTACCGGCTGGGAGCGTTAACCTGAGCCACATGCCTTGCGAATCTGCAGCCACGCCGCCCGCTGGCAACGAGCCGGGGGAGGCAATAACGCTGATTGCCGAGGGTTGTGTCACGAAGGTCAAAGCGGATGAGTCACCGTTGGTTGGCAAGGTCTGCCGGTTAGCGTCGGTCGCCGTGTCGTTGAGAACCTTTGTCAACGCGAGGTCTAGCAACGCGCCCGAAGGCAACGTCGGTGTTTCACTCAGCACTTGGAGTGCCGCCGAGGTCAGCGACGTGGTGCTGTTTGTATTGAGCGCAAACACCTTCTCGTAAAACGTGCGCGAAGAGCCGCCGGGGACATCGGCTTGAGCGGTAGCAAAAATGCGCGTGATGGCCGTCACCGGGTTCGGCAAAATGTCGAACAGCATGCCGGTGGCGATGTCGTAGGTCGAAGTGGCATCTGGGATGGTACCCCAATCGCGGTTGATTGCTACAAAATCCGCGCCGTAGGAACCGGACGTATATGGCACCGAAATCATTCGAAGTTGCCCCGAGCCGGTGCCGCCTGTGATACGGATGATGAGGCCGAGACCGTTGTAAGTCAACGCGCCGACCGTCGCGCCATCGCCGGATTGCAATTTCATCAACGGCGGCGTGATGCCGCTCGTATTAGCGGAACCGACTTGCGCGGTATGGCCAGAAACGATACGGGTGTGCCCCATCGCCGCAACGTCGCCCACCGCAGCAGTGCCGCCTGGATTGGTTAGCGACCCGATAGCACCGCCGGTGATAACACCAAACATCAAACGTTCGAACGTTTGACCGCCGAAAGACGATGCAAGAACGGTGGTCCCGGTGAGTGTAATCGCGGCGGGCGTTTGGATTGTGCCGGTACTGTCGCGGCCCGCTACTTGGATTTTAACCGCCGTATCAGACGCCGACGACGACACAAGGTCTAGCGCCATCGTCGAGGCAAGATCGTAGAACCCAACGCGCTTTGTAAGATCGAGCGCGCCACCAATCGTGACGCCATCTGCCTCCGGCATGTTGGCGGAGCCATAAACCACAATTTGATTGGGCGTAACTGACATAAGGTCGGTTCCTTTTTCCTATTGATCAGCGATAAAACGCTACATCTAAGAGCGGGCTACCGCTAAGAGCGATGAACTGAATTTGTGATAGGGTGCCTGAATACAAGACCCCTGGAATCCCGTGAACTGCGATGTTACCGATACTGGCGGTCGGCGCTCCGCCGTCATCCCGCCACCTCACGTCCGCCGTTTCGGCTTGGAGGTAAGCCATAGTTGCGCTGGGGGGAACGCCGCCCGAAGTCACGCTGGCCGACGATGCTGTGTTGCTGGCGCTGAGTTGATATGTGCCTGCGCCGCCTGTAGTTCCGCTGACTTGCCCGGTGATTGTAGTACCCGCCGTCAAGCCGGTGCCGCTGACAATTTGGTCGCCGGTCAAAATAACTCCGGTGACCGACGTAACTACAAGCTGCGTTGCGTTGGAGGCTGCCGACGCTGTAAACGACGCCCGAACACAGGACGACAGTTTGATGGCCGAGCCGAGTTGCGAGGCTGAGAGTTGGCAGTTACCGACCGGAACCAAGAACTGGCCCGGCACGGTTCCTTGGGCGGCGGCTTCGCTTGACAAAGCCATTAACACTGACAAAGCGAATAGAGTTTTATTCATGTTACGATCCATCTTGGAGTGTCATGACCGCCTTAGTCCAGCCCGCTGTCAAGGCGAACCCTTCGAGCACTTGCGATATCAACCACACCGAGCCGTCTGGAAGCGTGATAAGATCGCCACCCTTCATCAACACTCGCACAACTCCATCAAGATTGCCGTTGATGTAGATAGCCATGAGAGTGCCTTGAAGATTGAGACCTTCAATTTGCCGGAGGTCCCTATTGGTGAGGGGCTGAACTTGCGCGGTTAAACTTACAGGTTCTGCATAGGCAGGCGTTCGGCTGCCGTCGGCGTTTGTAGTCGAGCCGGTACTGGATTGAAGGCTAATGGTGATTTGAGGGTTCACCGCGCCGACCGCTCCAGAGACTATCGAGTGGAGGTTCATTAGCCGCGTATTTCATAGGCGTAGGTCGAAGTATCGAGCGCGGTGCCCGCCACCGTGAAGCCCGTCTGGGGGGTAACCGTCTTAACTGCTGGAATTGCTCCAACCGTACCACCGACTGTCTTGAGCGTGATTGTAACGTTAGAGTTGGCGGTCAAGTTTGCATCGGCCACCGTGACGGGGGTTGCGCCGTTAGCGACGAACGTTCCGGAATGTGGGAAATAGCCCTGTTCAACCCCAACCATCGAAACCGCGCCGGAGCCAGTAAGCGTAAGCAGGTATTTCACCCAACTATTAGCCGGGACAATAGTCGCACCGGTCAGAGTGACCCCGGTTCCAGCCGCGATAGTCGCCGGGAATATGGCGTTGTTGAGATAAGTGAATGATAGCGTATTTCCGATGTTCCCGGAAAAGCCACCAGCTGCGATGATGTTTGCAACCGTGTCTGACGTGTCGGTGAACGCCCCAGTTTGCGTTCCGCCTCGCGTAATTATGCCACCAACGATACCGGCACCGGACAACACGCCCGCGCCAACCGTGTTGATTGCGGTATTGACGATTCCGCTAGAATTTGTCCCAAGGATGGCGTCGAGAGCGGCCTTATTGAGGACGAAGTCCCCGATTGAAGTATCGAGTAGATTGTAGTATGTTCGCATTTTGGGAACTCCTGGTTAGGATTTAATTTCGAAGGCGACGGCGTTCAACATATCGCCGGTATCGACGAGCGGCTGAGTGCCCTTTTTCTTGTGTCCGAACATCCCGGCGAGCGTGGCTTCTGAATTAGGTAGCCACCCGCCGTTTAAGATGGAGTCTTGAAGCTGACCGCTTATCAACTCGCCCATCGCGGTTAGTGTACTGTTGATGTTGTAGTCGTCTTCTTTCAACTTGGCCGCCAACACATCTGGCCACTGAGGTGATTTGTTTGCGATCATTGTGCGAAAGAACGGGCGCGGCGGTATCGGAAAACGGGCGTCCGGTGTACCGTACTCGTTGTATACGGCCTTCATCACGTCGCTGATGCCGTTCTCGTCAACCTTGCCGTTGTCCAAAAAGCCGACCTTCAAAGTCTCGGGCCGGTTTAGCTTCTTGGCCAACTCGGCCATCTTCGCTTGAAACTTATCGCCGCCCTTGAGGGTGGCCATCTAACCCGTGTACCCGGTGCCATCACCGCCCAAATAACCCACGCCGCTGCCAAAGGTGCCCGCGTTGACCGGGTTGCGGTTATTGGGGAGATAGCGAGCGGTGCGGTAAGGTTGCGAAGCGGTCCAATACATGAACCCATATTTTGTTTGCGTGAAGAACCCCGATGCCATCGGCATATTGGTCGGCAATTCAACGCTGACGTTGACAGAGCCCTCGGCAGCTTGAGAGATGCGCCCGACGAGCGGCGAGGCGGACGCTGCGCCCGCAGGCGAAGCCATTAACGCGGCCATATGCGCGGTCAACAAATTTAGCAAGTTGGCTTGCTGAACCGGGTCGTTTACCGGGCCACCGCCATCGTTGCGGTGAACCATCGTCGCCATCAAAAAGTATTGAGTCCCCAGAACCGGCGTCACCGGGGTTGAACCGCCCGGTGACGCAAATTCAGGAAACAACGCCACCCACGCAGCGTAATTGAACGCTACGGTGACGCCCATCTCAAGCAGCCTCTTCTTTTCTATTGCCACTCTCAACCTTGAAGCGCCTGCTTAGACGCGGCAGGTTCTTCGGGTCGAGCGGCTCTAGGCCGTTCTTTTCCTTGGCGTGGTCCTTGGCCTGATCGCGGGCGCTATGCTCGCCATCCGACGCGAAGATCAAACCGTTCTTGACGATGGGGTTGTCCTTGTTGCTCTCAAACCATCTTTCCCACACGTCGCGCGGTACATTGTGAGTAAGAGCAAACGATCCCCTGAGCGACATTGGCGGCGCGGCAGGGTCAACCGTCGGCACGGAATAGCCGTTGATTTTGAACTGCTTGCCGGTCAGTTGGTACTCAATAACGTCCCGAACACCGCCGCCCATAACCACTTCGACCTTTGTCACCTTGCGTTCCTCAGCAATGAGGATGCCGTGAGGCATTTTGCAGGCCACCGTGAGGGTGGCGCTGCTTCCTTTGCCGTGGCCAACTTGTTCGGCCATCTTGGTAGGTTCAGTCATTGAATACTCCTTCTGGTATGCGGTTTGATTTCTTCAAGTTATCTAATGCGGGAATAACTTGAAGATTAGTGTGAACATGGAGACCACTTACGGTTTTACCGCGTAGGGGATAGATGTGATCAACATGATGCTTTATCCCGGTTTCTTTTGTAAGACGCGCTGCCAGCGCGTAGAACTCTTCGATCTTTTTCAAATCTGCCCAAGGCGGGGTGCGTTGTAACTTTTCAGCTTCGCGTTTTCGCGCTGCTGCAACATAACGCACTTTGTGGTTTCGGTAGTCCTGACGACGTCTAGCGCGTGCCCTTTCAGGATTTTTAGCGCGAGCTTTTCTAGATTGGTTGCTGTATTTTTCAGGATTTAATTTTCGGTCTTCTTTGATTGCTAACCGAATAGACAGGTTATTTGCAGCATAATTTTCTTTTGCTTTAATGCTTCTTTGGTCTTTTTGTCTTTCATATAAACGTTTGCTGCGTATTCTTTTTCTCTTTATCCGTTCCTCTTCTGGTATCTTAGGTCGAGGATTTTCTTTCCAGAATTTTAATCTGCCAACAATTAACTTCTCTTGATTAAGTTGAGCGTGACATTTGTACGAACACGTTTTTGTTGTATTTCTGCGATATTGAGGGACGTAATACATTTTACCGCAGCAAGCACATTCGACTTCAACCCCCTCGCGTTGTCGCTTTGGTCGGCCCGCATGAAGGCAAGCAAAAGAACAAAACTTATATTTATTTAGTCGCCATCCAGGAACATAAGAAACCTTGCCACACCACTCACATGCTTTTTCTGATCCAGTTTTTGCCGGCATCGGGAGTGCTCCATCTGAGAAATTACCTCAGTATAAAGCACTCCCACCATGTTTGCAATACTATACGCCGACCATTTGACTTATGCAGAATGGTTGCCGAAGCACGGCCCCCCAGCTTCCACCCGTCTGTTTCTGCTTGTAGCTCGAAGACGCGGGGATCAGTTTGTGAGCCCGCATTTTCTCGTTGAACGCGCAGAAGCCAACCTTTTGACCTTCGATGGTCTCGGCGATCAACTGCACGGTGTTGCCGGCGGCAACGCCTTGCGAGTTGGAGGTCGAGAGTACGCCATACTGCGGAACCTGCTCGATGCGGAGATTCGAGAAGTTCTTCTTGAGCAAGTCCTCAACGTTGACCGCGAACGAGTTGGTGGCCAGCATCGCCGCCGCCGAAGCGGGGGACAAAGCAAGCACCATCTTGTCGGTGGTCTCGACGTTACCGATGACCTGCGACACCAACTGCGTGTAGAGAGCTTTGATGTCGTTGAAAATCTCGTTCGCCGTGGCGTTAGCCCACCCGGTACCACCGGCAGCTTTCGTCGCGGGCGTCAAAGCCGCAGTCAGGTTCGGGTCGTTCAGCAAGCCGTAGTTCTGCAAGCCAAGAACCCCGTACAGATAGGTGAGGTTCATAAACTTGTTGTGAACGGTCGCCGAGGATGCCTGAAGCTCAGACACCCAATTGATGCGCGCCAGCCCGGCCCGCTCCAGTTCCAGCTCGCCGTATTCGAGCATGGTTTGGAACAGGTAAGATTGACGCTGCGGGAAGTTGGTGTTGACCCCGGCGTTGCCGTTCTCGGCATAGTCGCCGTAGCTCGACACTTCGCCCGTAGCTTCTGCGGTGATGAACATTGCAGTCTGGTCAACCCAGGTACCCTTGCGTTCCTCACCGATGATGACTGCCGCCTTGTTAGGGGCGAACAGGATTTTGTACACCTGCGGGTCGATGAACGTCGTCAACATCGCCGGCACGCCAGCGTTGGCTGTGGTGGTCAAAGTTGGCAGCGCGTCCATCGCCATCGCGGCGTTGTAACGGAACTCGTCCGGAAGGTAGCAAGCGGCCTCAGGGTAATACACCCCCTTGGCCTCAAGCGATGCCTTGTGCGCCCGGAAGGCAGAAAGTGCGTCTTGTCGGTTCATGGTTCTTTCTCCTTAACCGAGAACTGTTGAGGAAATCTTGACGACTTCCCCGGCGAGCCCAGTGGAACGAGCGTACCACTTGGTGGCGACGACCGAGCTGCCCACGATAGTCGCGGACGACACTGCCGTATTTGGGTTAGTAACCATCGTGCCCGACGTAGCGCCGCCGGTGATGGTGTCGGTGATAACCGTACCAGCGACGACGCCGGTGCCGGTGAGCACCATGCCAACGGTGAACGGGCCGCCAGTGACGGTGCCGAACGTAATGACGCCGTACAAGCCGCCGATCGTGGTGCCTGCCGCGACGCTTTGTTCGCCGGTATCCAGCAAGTAAGTGCCGACGCCGTTCGCCGTACCAGTGAGCTGTTTGACGACAGTGCCGACCGCGTTGCTGTTAAGGATGGCCCCCTTGTAGATGGAGCCAGCCGAGATTGAAGCAACGGTCAGAACATTGCCCGCTACACCGCCAACCAAGGTGAGCGTAGTGCTTACGATAGCCGAGGTAGCGCCCGAAGCGCCGCCAGCGATAGTGCCGGCAGCAGCGAAGGACACCGCCCCAGTGGCAATGTTAGCGAACGCTTGCATTCCGTACTGGGCTTGCGTGGCACCAGCGTTGACGGCGAAGAAGTCACCAACGGTCTCGATAGTGACCGGGAAACCCGCCGGAACCAATAGGCTTGCGTTCTGAAGGTAAACTTGGATCAAGCCTTGCTGCTCGTTGTGAACGAAACCAGCAACCGGGCCTGAACCAAAGTTGTTAGCGATAGACGGCGTGCCGTCACTGTCGGGCGGGTAAGTGACCCAAGCGAAGTTACCGACGGTCAGCCCCAAGGAGCCAGCCACCAAGCCGCCAGGGCCGGCAATAAAGCTATTGCGCGGGTTGTGCGCCGCGAAAGCACCAGCCACGCCGATTGCGGGCTGGGTGTTTATCTGGGAGGGGAAGTCACCCATGTTTTTATCTCCTTAACCTTGGATGCCGATGCGGGAAGCATCTGGATACATCTTGGCAAATGAGTCGGCACCCGCCGCATCAAACGCAAGAGGTTGTTTGCCCCGAACCTTGTCGGGGGTGTCTTGGTGCTTGAGCACCGTCTTGAGAGCCGCGAGCGGGAGGTCCTTGAGTTCGTCCTCCGCCACGCCGAGGGTCTTGAGCGCAGAAACGTAAACGCCCTCGGCGCTGTCGAACGCCACCGCCAGCTTGCCGACGTAAGGCTGAACGGCCTCGCGGGCTTCGCTGATTGCGTTCATGCGGTCGATGGTGTCTTTGACCGCCTTGTCGGTGGCCGTTTTGGAATCGGCGGCGAGCTTCTTAAGAGCCGCGTCCATAGCGCCTTTGGTCATCGGTTTCTTCTCCGGGTCTTCGTCCACGCCCTTGCCCTTAGCTTCGCGGGCAGCGGCTTCCTCAGGGGTTTCGTCTTCGCCTTCGCCGGCACACATGGCGTCCCACGCCTTCATGTCCTCGGCGGACAGCTTGGACTTGAGGAAATCCATCTTCTTGGTTTCCGCTTCGTCCATGGTCTGCTTCTTGAGTTCCTCGGCAGACATCGGCAGGCCGCTATTCGGGTCGGCGTCCGCGCCTTCCTCCATCGGCATATCGGCCATGGCGTCCATTTGCTTGCCGATGTCGGCGAGCGTGGCGTCTTTGGCGAGCTTGCCATCGAGAGCCTTTGTAATCGCGGCTGCGATCTTTGGAATCTCGGTCTTGGCGTTCTTGCTCGACAAACCCTTGAGATGTTCGGGCAGGTCGATCTTCGCATCGGTAGCGAGCTTCGGCAGCAGGTAGACAGCAAGGCCCCCCGCCATAAAGGACGCTCGCCGTGAGAGCACAGGCTTGGTCATAGGCTAGTTCTCCTTCGGTTGAAACAAATCGTTCAGTGTAGGTTCCCTGGAAAATAGATTGATCATTTTGGGAAGCGCAGCGTCGCCCACATGCACATCGGCCCCGGCCCTGCCCTCCTCCACCAGGGCCACGTGGTTGCCGACGATGTCACGCATAACGCCGTCATACTTGATGCCGCCGTAAGTGCCGGGGGTCATGTCGGCGCGGTAGCGATAGGCGCTCGATAGTTCGCGCTTCTTGTTCTTCTCAACCTTGTTGATGTCCTTACCGGACCACAACGCCATCGAGTTGTTGAGATACGGTTCCTGAAACTCGGCGTCCGTGCCAGTCGAGCCGATGACAAATTCCTGCGGGTATTTATCGGCGGTGACCGAGATGTGCTGGCTTAGTACCGGCAAATTATTGAACGTGTGGGCGGCTTTTTTGAGTTCCTCGGGGTCGCGGAGCATTTGATACATCGTGTCGTCGTCGAGCGGCTTCCAGCTTGAGTCGCCCTCCATGACGCCGTTAATCTCTTTGCCAAGATAACCGCACACGTTGCTTTTTGAAATTGGCGTCGTGCTGACGTGGAGATGACCGTCAACCGACTTTGTGCGGACCGACTCAAAGTCAAACGCCATGCCGGAGCGCGACTTCTTGAGCGCATCGTACACGTTGGCCTCGATGCGCTGGACGTTATCGGGCGCGCGGTCGAAGGCTAGGTTGTGTGCAGTCATATCTCTTTCAATCCATATGGTTGATTAGGGCAACAAACAGACCAGTCAGCACCAAAGCAATCATAACTTGCCAAACTAGAAACCTTGGCGTCGGGTCTCTCAGCACTTGCCGTGGGGTTCCACACCGCTGAGTATAAACATGGCGTGGCTAACGCTGGCTAACAGCGACTCAACACGACCCTCAGGCAACTCGCCTTTGGTGAACTGCTCAATTTCCTCGTCGGTCGCCCCAATCGAGCCAGGCGACACGCGAAACGAGCCACTCGGATTAAAATTGATGCAGATATGGTTCAAGGCGCGGTCGCCGGTTCGGTACCAAATTCGCTCTTCCACGGCTCAACCTTGAGCAGCATAGCGTTGGTGAACAAGTCGGCTCATTGCAGTTACGCCGATCAAAGGGTAACCGATGCGATGGGGGTAAACGCAGCCGGACAAGAGCCATCGCTTGAAGCGGGTTTGCCTGGACGCAACACGGCGAGGTTCCGGGAGTACACCAGACATCACGGCCATCGCTTGAAGCGTTGCTGGCGGGTCATGCCGTTTCTATTCCATCGTCCAAAATTGCGTCAACCAACTTGTCTTTGACAATAACATCCATCAACCGGCTAATTAGCCTTGCCGTGTTGGTATTGCGCTTGATGGATTCAACCACCAAATACTGTCGAGCTTCCGCGCTGCCTAACAAACCGCGCCTGGCTTCAATTTGCCTGATGGCGTGCCCGCGTGGCTGGCGACTTGGCAACCCAATGTGTTTGGCGCGCTGACTAATATAGGCGTCGGAGCAGCCCCACTTGGTCGCCAATACCCGCAGCGGATCGTCGCTTGGCCAGAACGCCCTTAGCTCAGACTCTTTGACCGCTGACCACATAGTCATGCGGCTACCTGCATTGATCGCAGCGGTTCAAAACGATAACCACGGCCCCATTCGGTAATTACGCGAAAGCCAAGGTCGTTTATTTTTGACCGCTTGTAACTTAACGTGGCAGCCCAACTATCCCATTCCGGGCCACCTGATTCCAAATCCCCGTATATCAAATCCATCAATTCTGTTTTAGTAATCAAACGAGGCGAAGCACACATTAACATCGCAATGCCGGTAAAAGCTGGCGTGCCGTGACCACAATTTGTCATCGGGTCACGAATGTACAGTCTGCCATTTCGCCAAATAGTTCTGCTGCCAAAATTTATAAGCACGTCGCCATGGTTGGTGGCAACGTGTCGCGTGGCAACAATAACGCTCACGCCGCTTCCTTCTTTTCAACGGGTAGTTCAGGCACAGGCGCGTCACGCAAAGCATTTTCAAACGCCTTACGACAATCGTTGCGCACCGCGACTACGATATCAGCCTCGCCACCGTAAATACTGGCGATAACTTTGCCGAAGGCGCGGCACAACGCGACCAGCAAGACATTGGCCGGTACTTGGCCCAGCATTCCGATAGTACCGCGCACGGCGAACATCATGAGATTCGTTAGATAACCGTCGATCACCTGTTCAGGCGTTGGTTTCTTGACTTCGTCTGCCGGGGTTTGGTCCATTTCAATCCCTACTTGATCGGGTTCCAAAAGATCGTGCCGTACTCTAGTGCTTCAATTTCGTGCGGCGAATGGGGCTCTAGATCGTACACGCTGCCAGGGCCAAGAATTAGCGGGTCATCCCCCATGACGGTCAATTTTACTTTGCCGGCCAGCACAAAGATCATATGCGCGTTTATCTCGTCGTGGTCGTGCATCGGCAAACCTTCACCTTTATCGCAGGTGAATAGGGTGCCTTGCACCTTCCCTTTGTTGATTTGCATACTACGCAATCTTATTGGCCTTCTTGCCGGGCACCAGCGGGGGCGGCGGCACATAAGCGGCTACTGAGGGGATCGTACCCGCTACGACCATGGCCCGAATGGCGAGCGACAGCGGCGCTTCGTCCGCCGGGTTATAGGTGAAGTCGAACGTCTCGCCGTTAACCGTCACGTTGAAGTCAATCAGCGTATTCGTCGGTTCGACGTACTTGGAAGTATTCAAAGTCACGCTCATGCTGTCCTTACCCATCCGCCATATGCAGTTAAAACTTGGCTACAGCAATTTACTGCAGCAAATTGAGTTTTGCCACTTACGTTTTTCCAAGTCCCGCTCTGAGTTACGCCCCCGATGCCGACCCCGTTATCCCCAATCCTGAGATTGCTGCCAGCCGTGGTAGAGCCGTCAGCTACATGAGTTGTTGAAGTGTATCCCATGTTTGCAATAAATGACCCCACCGCAAAGCTGCTGCTTGTCGGTATTGGTTGACCTGCTACGCTCGCCACGGCTGTTGCGACGTAAGCCGTCGTAGCCAGTCTAGTTGAATTGTTACCAGCACTTTGGGTCGGCGCGGTTGGGTTTCCAGACAGTGCCGGAGAAGCCAACGGTGCGTAAGTCGAGGCCGCCGTCGCGGATGCAAGATAAGTTGAGGCCGCTGTTGCGGACGTTAAATAAGTCGAAGCTGCCGCCGCCGTGGTTAGGTACGTGCCGTCAACGTAAGCTGTCGTCGCCAGTTTCGTTGAATTGTCCGCTGCCGTTTGCGTCGGCGCGGTTGGCGCGCCAGTCAATGCGGGTGAAGCCAAAGGCGCGCGGCTTGTATCGGTCGGGTGAACGTGATCGCCGCGAGCGTACCGCAGCGACGTGCCAACCGCTGCGGTACCGTCTATGAGCGGGGTGGCGCTTGAGGCTTGGCCTATAACGAAGCCGGTCGTCGCCAGCGTAGTGTTTGATGTGTCCGCCGTTTGCGTTGGGGCGAGCGGAGCGCCAGTGAACGTCGGCGAGGCCAGCATCGCATAACCGGCCAAGCTCGGCGTTGGCGGCACAACCCAACCGCCGCCCGCGCCGAGAACTTTATTTGAAGCCGCGTCGCCCGCAGCCGGGGCGGGCACCCCGCCTAACGTTCCGCCGCTACCACTATCACCTGCAAACGCATTGATTAGCGTCGTGAGCGCGGTTTGGGTAATCGCTGTCGGCGCGGCGCTGCTGCCGGTGTTATTTGCAACTACCGTGTACGCCGCTTGAACCGCTAGGCTCGATAGCGGAACGTTCGTTGGCGTTATCGCCGGGGCCGGAACCCGTTGCCAAACCGTGCCGGAGAATACGGCCCAATCCCCCACCGACCAAGAGCTGATGCCGTTGAGCGTCGTCGTACCTGCAACGTTGACGACGTAGAAGTAAGTGGCAACGCCAACGCTGCTCGTTAGCGTCGGCGTATTAGTGCTGGCGTTCCAAACGCCTTGATACGTTAAGCCGCCGAGAACCGACGAGGGCAACTGCCCGGTGGGGATGTGCCCGGTGTTGTCAAGCGTAGCTAACCCGTTGGCCGCACCGCCAAGGCGATCAACGTATTGCGTCGTAGCCAACGTAGTGTTGTCAGTGGACAAAGGCTGCGTCGGCGCGGTTGGCAAGCCAACGAACGCCGGGGAGTTGAGCGGGGCCGCGCCGCTCGTAGCAGCGGCGGCGGTGGCCGCCTCGTTAGCCGCGACAAGGCATTGCGACAATATGGTGGCGCATTGCGCGACGATTAAGTTGGCTTGATCGGTCAAGGGGCTGGCTCTTTAATACGAGAATTTTGGCGAACGTTATCGCCGTATAATTCACGTTTGCGTTGTTCTCTTAGCCGAGACGCTTTCCGCATTTTTCTAATAGTAGACATTTTGAACGGTTTTCTTGGCACACCGAGTTTCTTTTTACTCAAATTGGCTTTATGTTCTTTAGAAAACTTCATCCCAATGCGCGCCAGGCTTAATTTTTTCCGTGATTCTTTTGTCCCCAAAATACCGAGAGGTCGCACAAAACCACTAAAACCTTCTCCCCCGTCCGTCTTGTTGGTCAGCTCTACCCCAGCATCACGCCAGAAACGGATACGTTCACACTCTAATTTCAAAGATTGCGTTTCGGTTAGCCCGCTTTTAACCAAGCGAACTTCGACGCACATGCCCATGCGACACAGCTTCTGAACAATGTTATTATAGTGAGAATTGCGTTTGAATTTGTAAGCTCGGCGCTTCTTTCCCTTACCGACCCAAAAGCAAACATCCTTGTCGGGTCTCCAGTGTTCATAGACATAAAATATATTTTTCACTGGAAGCCTGCTACGACTGGACGTGAAACACATTTGCAGTTTACTAATTCGCCGGGCTGAATCCATTTTTGTTCAGTAACGTCCCACGCTCCTTTAGCTACATCGAAGAGTTTTCCATTAAGTGCAACGTGGGATGGCCTGGGCGTTTCGCCACCATGGGAATGCATCCACACAGCTTGGGTTATCCCACACTCAATTCGTCTTGCTCTTGTAAACGCGCTCTGAGCTTTATTATTTTGATCGCGGGCGATCAATTCAGCGCGGCGTCGTGTAATGCCATATCGCTGTTCAAGCTCATTAGTAAGACCTTTTATATCTCTGCCGGACTGGATGCTACGCTGAACCATACCTTCAACATCACCAAGATATTGAGAACCAATACTTTTAATCAACGCGACATTTTGGTTCACCGTGGCGTCGAATATGTCGTTCATCACCGGTGTCATTTGAAACTTGACGCTAAAGCCGCTGTCCTTGAGTATTTTCTTTAGCGACGCCGTGGAACGTTCCTCAACCGCGCGGGCGAAATAGTCGGCCAGCTTGCCGGCAGCGTCGTCAAAGCGGGATTGCCACCGCTTCGCTAGGCGCGAGACGGCAACCCTTAAAGCGTCGGCGGGGGTGGCGTCTTGGGCTTCAGCAATACGCGGCTCGTTCGCCTTGAACTTGGCCTTGATCCAGTAGCCCACTGATTTGTGCATCTCGTCGATCAACGCGAGCAACTCCCGGCGGTACGCCGCCTCGATGCCCAAATTGGGGCGCGTGGCTTTGAGGGTCTTTTTGGCGCGCAAAACAGGCGCACCGTACGAGCGCATATCGGCGGCGTAGGGCCGTAGAAAACGGTCGGGCGAGGTGCGGTCAAACCGAATTAGCCCGGTTGCAGGATCAAGCATCGACGGCTTTAACTAAGCAGCCGAGGTGTTAGCTACCATCGCCGCGCTATCCGCCGCCGTATTAGCGGTAATCTGTGTAGCCAACGCGGTAAGCGCCGCAGCGGTCGTGGTATCGGTAGACGTGCTGCCAATGGCCGCAAGTTGGGCAACGATGCCTTGGATGTAAGTGGTAAGCGATGCAGTAACCGTAGTCTGGGCCGCGACCGAGTCGGTAAGGGTAGCCAGCGCCGCTGCAATGTCTGCCTGTGTAGCCATAATAATCTCCTGGTTTTTGAGGATGAGGTCTAGCTTGTGGTGTAGTTCATGTAAGGTCACTTAGGCGCGGCCTGAGACTTAGGGGCAGGCGGCCTGGGAGTAGTTGGCACGGTGCTTATGAGTTTGCCGCCTTTGCTAACACTCATTCTGCCGCCTTTGGTTTATCTTTCCCAGCCAACCACTCTGCTCCGATTGAGTTCCACTCGTTAGGGAACGCCTCGGCAGCGAGCATTTCCTTCACCCGCGCTGCGCCAAGTTCCTCGAACCTCGCGTGGGCCGCCTCTTTGCGTTGTTCGTGGGATGTGGTCATTCCGCCGCCTCTCTAAATTCTGCTTCAGGATTGCCACCCAAGCCGCCACCTTGACCGAAGCCGATGCCCTTCGGCATCTCCGGCTCGGGTTGCTCGGGCATTACAGTCAAGTCGAGCGATGCGTGGGGGCTGTCTTCATCCATCGCCACGCGCTCACGAACCTCGTCGGGGCCTAGCGCACCTATTTCAACCAGCACCGCGTCGGTGTCGGCGTCGATCTTGCGCACCTCCGCCTCGCCCTTTTCGTCAAGCGACCACAAATTGACCCAATCGTAACTCAAATCTTCGTCCACCGCGCCCCAAAGGTTGATCTGGGCAAAGGCAAATATGCGGTCGAGATTCGGCCCGAGAACTTTAGGCTGCGTGGCGTGGATGCTGTCGTAGTAGGTGCGGATGGAGCCTTCCGACGAAGCGTTCAACCCGTGAGCGTCGATGCCTAGCAACTTGACGGTCGGTGTCTTAGCCACGCTGCACATCTGCTCTTGAGACTGGGCTTGCAGCGCATCGAGACCGGCCAGTGACGCTGATACGTTTTTGAATTCTTCGGTTTCTTTATCTGTGAGAAAGAGACCTTTATTGTCTCTCATATTATTAAAGACTTCAATTCTTCGAAATAATCCGTCACCGCCAGGCGTTAATGTCTCAGCAAGATTTGAACTAAGCTGCCAAACTGTAAACGAGTGAACTAAGTCTGAAACAGATTGGCGAGTGCGAAGCCAATTTGAAACATACGGTTTTGCCATCTGGCTCATTGACAAGCCGCCGAACGAGTACGCGGGCTTGAGCATGTCGGGTACTTTGCGCCCGATAAATGTCAAGAACCGGCTTGCGTGGACTTCCTTGCCCATGGCGAACCAGCGCTGCGGATTATACCAATCGGGTGCAAGGGGATCGTTTGATCCATACGCCGCAGGATAACTCCAGACGGCCTCGACAGCCTGTATTCTTTTAAGGCTGCCCTTCTTAACCTTGGCCAGCGTAATCTCGTTGGTCGGTGACCCATCGCCGACCGGGGTAAGCAGCTCATCCGGGTCGTCCAACGAATCGTCGAAATCCAGAAACAGATGTGAACGCCCCATGTAGCCATCGTATTCAACCGAATGGCAAAGCAACTCCATTACATTGAGCCGTTTGAACTCCGCTTCGAGTTCTTGAATACGCTCAGCCTTGTTTCCTTTCGAACCCTTGGCCTTTATTTTAATTCCTTTACGCGTCATTTCCGTAGCGCCAGTCTCGGAAATGACTCGATATTCCGGTCGCTGCGCAAGTTCAGCGAGGTAGGGATATCCTAAAAAAGCCTGTCCTTCAGCAAAGGCACCATATGCGCCGTAACCCCCGTAACCGCCATTTGCCAGCCAACCGCCCGCAAATACAATTTGTTGATCGAGCGCGATTGCGGCAGCCTTGGCCGAACGCTTGATATTTTCATCGTTGGCTAACGTATAATCTTTGCGACTTTCTGGGATAACGCCAGGCATGGGCTGGGCTGCCTGATAGATACGTTCCGACAAATCTCGAATACGCGCCCTTGATTGTCGCGAGAGAGCCAAGACGTCGTCGGAAATGTTTAAGGTCTTTTTGGTTGCAGTTTCCGACGCCTTCTTGGGTGCAGACACGCTGCGTTTAACTTTGCTACGCTTTAACCGCGCTTCAAGTTCCTTGACCCGCTTTTTTAATTTATTGCGTTTCAAGGTGTTTCGCTTTCATTCGTCTAATTACCCACGCGGCTCGCAATTTAGCTTTAGTTTCTTCTGACGCTATTCTAATCGGCATTGTACCCAAACGACGTTTTTCCGCCCACACTTCTTTATAAATGTTACTTATTCTAAATTTTTCTTCTAATGATCTTTCTGGTCTATCCTTTGCCGCCTTTGTTATCGATGCGTTTCGTGAGGCTACGTGTTCGGGGGATTGTTTTGTGCCTTTTTTAGATTTTCCTATATTAGCACACGTTTCAGCAGTTCTCTTTTGCCCCGTATTAGATTTGCTTAAAGCCGCTTTCCATTCTGGGGTTCTTATCGCGCGACTTGATATTTTTCCAAGTTTGTTTCGTGTTTCCTGTGAATGAGTAAATCCGCTGTTATTTTCAGCAACCGTCATAATGTTATAAATCGGCTTAAGAACACCAATTGCCATCGCTTCGTACATCAGCACACAATCTTCGGAACAAACCAACAATTTTGAAAAAATAAATTGTCCTTTGTATTTTTTCCAAGCGTTCTGAAGCTTGGGATTAGAATGAATACCCTTGTTTAAATGATACCGATGTCTTTTCCATCGCGTATTAAAATTGTACGCGCTCCCAACGTACCGTCCACCAGACGGCGTCGTAATTGTGTAAACACCGCAATTCATCGTTGTGCCGACCACCGCATAACTTCGTCAGAAAACACCAAAGGCTTCCGAGCGTGCGAACTGTGCATCACAGCTAAAGCTAACGAACACACGCAATCGTCGTGGAAGCCTTCAGGGGCCGAGTATCTCACGCCAGTCCTCGTGTATTCATATTCAAAGTCCTCAAGCTCGCTTCGAATAACCCCGTCAGGGAACTTGATCGTCGATTGCTGGATAGCGACCGCCAGGCCTTCCATCAGCTTCTGCTTGGACGGGGAGGAGAAGTTGTACCCCTCGAACTTTGACCCAAGGTTCTTTTGTAGCATCTCCAATATCGGGTCGCCGACGCCCGTGCTGTCCACTAACGCAGCGACCCGACCTGTCGTGGTCGCTATTCTGTTCATCGTCGCGTCCCAAGGCAGCTGGAACCGCTCGTGCCTGCACACCCGGCCCGCGTCGTCGAGCGCGGTGCCAACCGTCCAGTCAACGTGCTTGGCGAGGTCCCACCCCCAAACCCTCGGAGCGGCGCTTGACATCGGCGCGATACACTGAGCGATCGCCTTAAGCCCGAACGGGTTGCCACCGTCGTCGCTGGGTTCGGCGAGATACAGTTCGCGAAACACCTGCTCAGGCAAATCGCGTTTAGCTTCTTGAATCTCGGCGTCAGCGAGCACTCCAGCGGCAACCGCATCGCTCGCCAATATCTTGAAATACGCCATACCCGCTTCGCCGTGTTCGGCCTTGCGAGCGAGAGCGTAAAACCAATTCTTGCGGCCTTTGACGTTTCCGATAAAACGACAAGGTCCGCGCGTAGCGGTAAGTGTAGAACGTATAGCGTGCCAGCTTTCCTCACGCATACGAGAGGCTTCGTCGATCACGGCGGCATAAACGTCTTCGCCGTAAAGATTGTCCGGCTTCTCGGCGGACTTGAACCAAATGATCGCGCCGCTAACGACGACCTTTAATATCAGGTCACCTTCATTTGCGTCAAACGTACCAACGGGGTACGCGCGCTTCATACGGGTGAAAGCTATTTCGGCTTGTTTGTAGACCGGGGCAACCCACCAAAAGTTATTGCCGTCTTTCGCAAACAACGCTTGTTCGAACAACCAAGCAATACACCCAACCGTCTTGCCAGTTTTAGTAGCGGCCTCAATAAAAGAAAACCGAGCAATGGCCCCGGAAGAATCGCGCGGATAAAATATCGCGTGTTCTTGCTTTGGATAAAGCAAAGGCCGCGTGTAGTTTATATGGACGACCTCAGCATAGTCAGCTCTCGCTGCGCTGGAGGGTGACGACGTTTCCGTCGGTCCGGTATGTTCGTTCGGTGTCATCAGCTGCCGGGGCCAAGGTCATTTTAATTTCAGTGTGGACAGAAGTTTTTTGAATGCTGATAGCTTGAAGTCGTGCGTTAGTGTACGGGGCCATGTCAACACCGCAATTTTGAAGTCGATCTCGAACCGCAATATAAGTTGCGTGCGTTTTATTAAATTCCGCCAACGCTGCGGTCAGCTCATTAGATTTATCGCCTGGGATTAATTTAATGCGGGCGAGCTGTTCATCAACCAGAGAGCCAAGTTCGTTTGCTTTGCCTTTCCAAAATACCGCATTGTCGAGCATAAGCGACAAACCATCAAGCCCTTGCCGACAAAGTTCGTTTGCAAGACTACGCGTTAGTTTTGTAGCGGCACCCGGCTTGCGGCCTTGGCCACGCTTCCCTGGCGGGCGCGGACTCGGAACGAGTTGGTTTGGCAAATCATCTGGCATTGATTAAATTCAGCCTAACTCCTTAGGTTTGCTTACCCACGCTTCGCCAACGGCCCCGTTTTGCGGGAGCTACACGAGGTCTTAGCTATTAGGGCCTAAGCCTCCAATGCCTCGCCACGACCGGCGAATATCAACCAGCCAACAAATCCGCAACAGCTACGTTTACTTTGCCTAACGTGCGCAGCGAAACAACCGCGCGCTCGTTTTTCAAAACCTCTTCCACCAAACCCGAAAAGCCATAAAACTGGCCAGACGCGATCCTCACGCCTTCGCCGGCCACAAACTTCGGCTTCGGCGGCGGGGTAAAAACCCCGTCCGCGTCGCAGCGCGATTTGATTTCTTGAATTGTGGTATGGGGAATAGTGGAAACTTTTTCGTCGTTTTGGATAAGACAGTGAATGTGAGTGGTATTTGAAATGCGATTAATTATTTCATTCATCTCAAACCAAGCGTGGGCAAGCAGAACAAAAATATAATTTGGAAAAAGCGGATCTAGCCGCGCAACGCGCTTACCGCGATGTCTAACGCGGCGTTTGATCCTGGGAAAGAAAAACTCAAAACCATCATCCCGCAAACCCTTGGCCGCGCGCAATTCACCCTGCGGCGATGTGACAGCAACAGCCCAGTTAGATTGGGTTGATGGCAAGCTTGTGGCCCTCAGTTGGGTACTAATTCGACCGTAGCTTTTGCAACTACGGCAATTTGCGGGAACTTGCAAGCGGTATTTTGGGGGCCTACCGCTAGGGGTAGGGGGTACCGAAAAACCGGTCTAGGCAGTCTAGGAGTGTTTCTATATACACAAAAGGTAAAATGGTTGTTACCTAAACCGCTAGACCGTTATATTAGTATATATATTATATAATAGAAACACAGACTTACGCCGAATTTTAAGGCAAAAACGGTCTAGGAGTCGCCAGTCCTAGACCGACCGATTTTTACTAGACCGAGCCCTAAAATCCGAAAAAAGGCAAAAATTTGGGCCACGCTAGGCACTTTTCGACGGTCTAGGGTTGACCGACTCCTATTTGGCATTTTAGCAGCATTACTATATATAGGGGGGTAGGGTGCTGTTGGTTTTTCAAAAAGGATCGTCGTTTGTTTATAATTATTCCAAAAGGCGACCTTGAAAATCAGATTGTTTGGCCACTTTGCCTGCCATCTCATTGACCTAACGCTTCGGCACCGAATACCAATAAGACGGCGTTCCACCGGCAGCCGGTGTTGTTTTTTCAATTTTTAAGGTGCCGCCCTCGGCCATTTGGGCAATCACATCGGCCAATTCGCGGGTCTTATATTTGTACTTCAAAGCCTGCAACACGTCCGCCCGCTTAACCCGCCCGGTGCCATTGCCACGCTTTTGTATAACCCTGCGCACGGCATTGGCCATGGCCTGGGTCTCGCTATCGGAAATATAGAGCCCAGCCGATTCAGCCAATGTATTGCTAGACCATTGGGCAAAATCGCGCGCCCAAGTCATTACGTCGGCTTCAATGCAATCCGTGCCCAGCCCTATTGTGACAATGGTGGCCAGCCGTAAAGCGTTCTCAGCCGTGCGGGCTAGGAATGATTCTACCTCATCGTCCTTGTCGCCACGGTCTTGAAGTTCCTCTACAAAATCCCGGCGAATCTTTTCAGCGTCAGGGCTAATGTCTAATAGGTGAAACGCCGGTGAAACTACCGACATTTTATTAAATGAACCGCCCAGATGGTCGTAAATTTCCCGAAGCTGGTCTATGATTGGTTTGGGCACGTTGGTTGCGTCAAGAAGAGGGGGCTGCTCCTTGGGCCGCTTGGCGGTTTCAATAATTAGAAACCGGTTGAGCACACCGTTGATAATGTCCGCACCCTCCAAGCTTTCGTAGAACTCGCGAGGCGTTGACGCGCCATAAATTGACATGGCCGGGCTATGAACCAATACCGAGGGGCTTTGAGCCCATTCCGGCGTTGACATGGATGTAAACGACGCGCCCCAAGCCGTGCGAAGCATGCCGGAAATTGCGCCTTCAAACCCCGATGCCCGTTTGGAATTGGTGCGCTTTAGGAAGCTGCCAAACTCGTCCATGGCGCAAACCGATAACGGCTCGCGCTTTAGAAAATTGATAACCGATGGCATTGATATAAATTGGCTTGGCCCTACGTGTTTCTGCATATTGGCAGCGGTCAAGATGGTAGATATTTGTGTAAGTGGATGGTTCTTGCCAGCGCCGGTAGGCGCGAGCGCAACCACGTAAAGGTGGGTACCGCAGCGGTTAGGACCGCCTAGGTGCCTACCGGCAGCCGTGCCTACAATAGTCAGAGCGGCACCGAGGGAAAGGGCGGGTTGTGGGTAAAGCGCAGTATCAGTAATCCATCGGGAAATGAGACCAACAAGCCCCGGCGGATTTAGGAGGTTAGTGGGGAACTCCTTTAAGATCGGGAAAGGGGATACAAGCTCCGGTAATGACGGTTCTGGAAGTTCAACGACGCTAGGTAAAGGACGCGCTAGGAGTTGTTCAGTTAATTGCTCCCCTAACACAATACGCTCAGGGGCGTAATTATCGCGCCAATTAGGATCGGCTTCTTGAGCAAGATAGAAAAGCGTACCAGCCCCAATTTTGGTAGGCGGCGACTTAAAATAATGTTGCCATCGTTCTTTAGTGCCACCATGATATTTATTCGACTTACGCGCCCAAGTGTCAAAAGCTTCAAAGCCAGCTTCGCTACCGCCTGTCGCGCGCCAACAAGCCATTCCTATGTTATTATATTCTTTTTGTGTTTTCCCTGGTGGTTTTTGATCATGTATGTCGTCGTTTGGGATTGCGGCTAGAGCGGCAGCGACCATTGCAGGGTCGGCTTCCGCATCAACTTCAAATCCATTTATATGTTTAGCTACTCTTTGTTGGGCAGCCAAATCGAATAACCAATCTGGTGCTTGTACTACCGGAAAAGAATTGAGCCACTTGTAGACGCCTTTGCCGGGGCGAACGGACGGAGGGGCTATAACCATGCCTCCTTCGCCAAGCACGTCTATGCCGGGGGCAACGAGAGATGTTGAGTTGTAGATTGTTTTACCTTCAGGCATTTCCCAAAAGTAATGAATTGAACCTGACGGGCTTTCGCCTTGAAGGGTATCGGGCAAAGGTCCGTGTTCGGCTTCTAGCCGTCTTAGATTGGCAATGCCGTCTACTTTATGCCCCTCAAGCGTGTCCGCCTCACTAACCCATATTTTAGACCCAAGTCCGGTAGCAATACCAATGTTGGCGTTTGGGAATTGATTAAAGTAGTCCTTTATCTCTTTGGGGTCAGATGTAGAGCCCCAGCGATTGCCGTTGGTTTTGCCGCCCGACACGCACGACATTTTTTCGCCAGGGGGCGCAGGAAATACAAACCAACCCTTGCGCGCGTAGTCCAATGCTATTTCGAGCATAGATCGCTTTTGGGGTTTGTGCCAGGGACGCTTGTGATCGGTCATTAAGGTGCACCGCTTTGCTCTTTTTTGGTGCCATAAGTTTCTTCTACTTTTTGAAGAAATAGTTTCCAAGCATCTTTAGCCGATGGCGCAACAACACCACGTCCTGGTAACCATCTATCTTTAATTGGTAGGCATAAGCGATCTATAAAATAAAATTGTTTTTGTAGTTCTTCATTTTTAAAAGCAACAAACACTACTTTTTTATGATAGACAAATGCTGCACTAATCTCTGCTACTGTACCGATAGTATTTTTGCTGTCTATCCAAGCAAATAAAACTTCGCTATTACTAACCTCTCTTAAACAGTTTGAAGGAAGTGCGGGATATGCGTCAAAGCCGTGCCCAAACATAATAGTTGGACCACCATATTTAAATTCAAAATTGTTATATTTGTCTATTTTGCGTCCGATTATATTTACCTTATGATAGTCCCCAAAAATGTCTGGTGAAATTTGTTTTCTCCAGTCGTTCATTGAATATAAGTTTCCCTGAATTTGACTTTCAGATCTTTTGTTATCTTTAAAAATAGCGCCTGCCATATAAACGTGAAGCTTTACCAAGGCAGGATCAAAATGTGACTTACCGTGCGTAAAGCTATGGCACGCATCGCAAAGATGAATTAAATCTTCGAGCGGTTCGTTATAGAGCCTTACATAAGTTTTGTGATGGACCGCTTGACCTTCATTGACGTAGCATCGTTCGCAGGTACCGCCGGAACGTTTGTGAACTGCTTCTTTTTTAAGACCCCATTCGCGAGAACAATAGTAGGCTTGACGCTTTTCGTTGGCGGCTGATCGTTGGGTGCTCATCTGATTTGCCCTCCACAGGCTGGTTATAGATAGCGAGCGTTGCTCGGGTAATCCCCTAGTGGAGATAGGGAAAACCTACGGGTATAAATACCCAAAAGGCTGTCCCCGGCGACACGCGCGGGCGTAACCCTAGCTAGGGCTAAGGTAATAGGCTAGGGGTGGTTAGTCCGGTACGGGGGTTAGTTGGGTCATCGCTGGCCGTTCAAGGGTGGCAAACGCCCCCTGCAACCGCTCCCTTAGGATGGGGCTGTCGGTAACTTCGTTGGTGAGGTAGGCCACCACATGGCCGTCGAGCAGAATTTGTTCGTTGTCGCGTAGGGTGAGGCGGGGCTGCATTAGAAACCCCCAGCAAAATGATAAACCACCAGCGCCACGGCCACGGCAATAAGCACGCCGACAAATATCCTGACGCCAGTAGGGGGCGATGGGGTTGTTATAGGGATATTGGCGAAAGCAGCGCGGCGGACCTCTTCGGAGGCAGGACGATGCGGGGCAAACGCGTTTGAATGGGCGGCTAGCGGCGCATGAACAGTAGTGCGTTTGGTAGCTTTGCGTTTCGGGGATTTGGTCATGTTGGGTCCTTTTGGGTTTGAGTTATTTGATTGTGACGGGTACCGGGTCGCTAATTGTTTCTCTTGTGAGGATTTCTTGCAAGATTGCCATGCCGGTGTTGGTTTTCTTTTCTACTACTGGTCTAAATTTATAACTCCACCATCCAAGTTTGCCACCATTCGGCAATTCCACAAGCGTAATGCCGGGGATGTTCATACCTTGAGTAAGGCGATCTATGGTATATATTTGACCAACAATCGGAACCGACAGGTGCGGATAGACAAAGGCTGAAATGCACACCACCTTCTGCCCTACATAAAACCCGCTCATCGGAAGTGCTCCTTCAATTTGAGTTTCATTTCGTTAAGTGTTTCTTCTCTACGTTCAGCTTCCGCACAAGCCGCATCAGCCGCGTCCGATTCATCCTCTTGCTCTTGGAAATAAATTTCTCTGCACCGTTCACAGTAGCAGCTATCCCAACCGCCTTTGATTGGATGGCGCGGGTCGGGAATATAACAATCGCCGTCGAAGTCGGTATCGACTGGCTGGTCACATTTGCAGCAGATGTCTATGCTCATCTTAAAACCCTTTCCCACAAAATAAACTCCCATTCATTTGGTAATTTGCAGTTTGGTGGGGCGTTCAAAAACATAGGTGCGATTTCGTGGTCCTTATACCCGGCCAGCCCACAGCCGATTCGGGTTATATTAAATTCAAGCTCTGGGTTAATAGTCGCGTATGTAATAAAGTCGGCCACATAGTCCCCGATCATGTCGAGCGGCAACACTTCAAGCTTCCGCCCCTTGGTAGGTATTGCATAGGCATTGCCGGTAGGACCAACGCCAACGCCATATACTGCACCATAGTCATTCCGCGCGCATAGTGCCGCGCCCCTGCCGTGGCGGCCAGCTAAATTTGAACCGAATACAAAGATCATTCGGCAGCCTCCCGTGCTTTATTAAGATTTCTTATACGTTTCTCAATTATTTGAGGAATTCGTGATTTTGAACAACCGAGCCTAGAAGCAATCTTGCTATAAACTTTACTGTCCAAACGCATCAGCCATGCGTGTTCGTAACGCGCTTCATTATAGACGCTAACTCCGCGCCAGTGGTGTTTACGCCATTCATCTTCTAGAGGATTGTCCGTCACCCCACCTTCTCCTCTACCCGTTCAAATCTTCGCGCCACCACCCTAAAATACTTGCCGTCAGGCTCCACCTGTATTTGCTTGGCCTCTTTTATTTCCCCGCGCCGCTTCAAAGCCTCGTCAACCGTTGCGGGGATAGCCCCTTGGCCTACCCGCTTCCACCAATGTTCGGCCCGTTGCCGCATAAGCCCGTGGTGCTGGAAGCCGAGCCACTCACGATGGGTTGTAAAACCACAGTGGTACTCCGCCCTAAGCGACGGCGGGCTGCCTTGTTTTTCGTGTCTATAGTAAAGCACGCGGTCAACGTCTACCCAAACCGCTTTGCCTTTGGAGAGGATTGACGTAGTCGCGTCTGCCAACGCTTCGTGCTTGTGGAGTTCGTCGCGTTCTGGCCAAAGGAAGCCGCAGTCCGGACATTCCCTTGCGGCTAACGCTACTAGCGAATGGCACTTAGGACATTCTTTGGCCAATGGTTCGGCCTTTTCGTCTTTTTCTTTACCGCTTGATTTTGCCGTTATCATATCAATAGGACCGTGAGTTTTTACAAGTCCTGCAAAATCAAGAATCAATGCGTTTTCTTTGCCTGGCGCTTTCCGCAACGCTCTTCCAGCTTGCTGAAGATAAAGTCCGGCGCTGGCCGTTGGCCTAAGTAATGCCACCAAGTCTACGGCTGGCACGTTGAAGCCAGTCGCAACTACATTCACGGACGTTAAACATCTTATATGGCCCTGACGAAACGATTGGATGATTCGATCACGTTCGTTCTTTGGGGTTTCGCCAGTCACCATCTCGCAACTAAAACCTAACGCACGGATGGCGTCTCGTACATGTTCGGCGTGTTTTACGCCGGCACAAAACGCGAGCCAACTTTTTCTGTTCTGACCGTATTCAGCAATTTCCTTCACGGCGGTCCGCACGAGCCAATCTTTATCGACTGCTATTTCGAGTTGGCCGGGGATATATTCGCCACCTCGTTTGCCAACTCCGCTAACATCTAAAACAGTCGTGGTGGCTTTGGAAACAAGCGGGCAGAGGTAGCCTTGATCAATCAGATCAGAAACGTTCGCTTCATAGACAATTTTATCAAACAATCTGTCCTTGCCACGGTCAAGCCTCCCGCTATCCATACGCCAAGGGCTGGCCGAAAGCCCAACCATTCGCATGTCTGGTGTTTCTTCTTTGAGTGCGGTTATGAATTTTCCATAAGTCGTTTGATTGTTTTTTGAGACAAGATGAACTTCATCAATCAAAAGAATATCAAAGCCGCCAATCAGCCTTGTTTTATTCCATACTGATTGTATCCCGGCGATTAGAATTTGTGTGCGCGTATCGCGCTTTGAAAGTCCTGCGCTAAAAAGACCAGCCGGAGCGTTTGGCCACAGTTTTATTAGTTCTTGATAGTTCTGAAGCAAGAGTTCACGAATGTGACTGACAACACAAATGCGCAACGTGGGATATTGACCTATTATTTCTTGACAAATCGCGGCAAGCACCAAACTTTTCCCAGCCCCAGTCGGAAGAACGATCAAACCGTGACCACCACCGCCATTCCAATAGGCGCGGAGGGCGTCGATGCTGGCGCGTTGATAATTTCTAAGTTGCATGTTTAAGCCGCCACTTAGAAATAATTTCTTCAAAGGATTTTCCCTTTCTAATCAAAAATCCAATATATACTTTTGAGTAGGCCACTTCTGGGTGCTGTGTCATAAATGCAAACAACCCATCTTTATTATATTTATCTGCTTTGTTCTTTTGCTGCTCTGAAGATGTGGCCCATCTACAATTTGATGGTTCGTAATTTCCATCGTTATTAATGCGGTCTAGTGTTTTACCTAGCGGCCTTTCGCCCATGTCTCGTAAAAAATTAGGAAATTCTTGCCAAGCATCGCAAACGGTTATTTCGCGCTTAACGTAATGCTCAAAGTTTGTACCGCTTTTAGCGGCGCACCTATGTTTCATGGCGCTCCATGAGGTCCATGTTGGCGATTGATTTCCTCGCCCAGCCCGGTTGTGTCCATGGACAGTGTTGCGCGCTATGGCTTTTGCTCTATTTACTTCTCTAATAAGGCAACCGCATGAACGAGTGCGTCGAAGACCTGATGTTGAAACTACTGTTTTATTTCCGCAGTCACAAACGCACAACCATTGTTTTTTACGTTTTTTGGTTGGAGCGACAGCAACAACTGTCAAGCGTCCTATTTTTTGATTAAGTAAATTTACAATTTTCATCTTCTTTGCCCCTCCATGGGCTGTTGATGCGCGCCGAGTAATTTCCAATGGAGTGGGAAAACGGGGATCAAGCCGCTGTCCTCGGCGCGCAGTTAGTATAGCTTGCGTTTGCATTTAGGCAAGTGCTTTGCTTTTATAGACGCTATTGTCTACTTTGGTCTCCTCTCAGCTTCCCCACAAAAATAACACTCATCATCCTCCGGCTCATTCCAAGCGTTGCATTCAACGCAGCGCCACATATCCTGTTTGTTTCTAGGAACAGGCGGGGCGGATGTTGGGTCGCGGCTAAGGGGCATTGTGGTTATCCTTCAGGGATTATCAGTACGCGGTTAATTGTTGGATCGCCGCAGATATTCATTTGCAGTTGGATTAAAGCGCCGTCCTCGGCGTCCTCAATTTGTTTAATTTGTTCCGCCGACAAGCGGTCCCGGTAAGCATCAGTTGCTTCCGAACGCTCGTGCGGCTCAATCCAAATAGCAATCACGGCCTGCGCTCCCCCATCAAAACCGCTACTAGCAACAGTACTAACAAAGCGCCGGCAAACACGGCAGCAAACGCTACAATCATATGCCTTCTCCCGCCCCATCCACCCACTCCGTTCCATCTTTCATCTTATACTTAACCCAACGCTCTTTTTCGTTGGCGTCAATTTGTTCTCCGTTAACGAGACTCGGCAAAAATAAATGCTTACCGCAGCCCTTCTGTTGCTCGTCATAACTCAATTCCCGGTCAAACAGCGTACACCTAACCGTTGCCCCCGACTCCAAGCTTGCCGAAATGCAAGTGCGGCAATTTCTTCTAGCCCATTCGCCTTCATGGCAAACCCCCCTAGAAGGGCACCATGAGCAGGGGAAGGCAGCTTTTGCCGTAGGGTCCTCGAACAACTTAGGCGGCGCCGCGTCTTGCTTGACGATATATTCCACCTTGGCTTCGGCTCTAAGGCAAAACGCCGCGTCATACTCCACTCTCTCACAATAAAGTTCATCGGTGTTTTTGTTGACCGCAACATAAAGCGCCCTAGTCAAGTTTTCGGCGTGCATATACATTTGGCATTGGGCGTAGTGGTCGGGCTTGCTGGCTTGCAGTTTTTTCTTCAAAAGGTCTTTGAAACTTTTGTCATTGTGGCTTTTACATTCAACCACATGCACCGCAACAGGAGCCTCGGGAATGTTGGTTGCGCGACCGTCTAATTTGCCGCGCAACCATCCATCCGCCAGCGAGACGCGAAACTGCTTGCCGGTAGCCGGGTCTAGGCGTTCAACAACTATGCCTGCTCTTTCCAAATCGTTTAATAGCCGGTCCTCTTCAATGTTGCCGGTATCAAAGCGGCGCTGTTTTTGGCCGGTGATAAATTCGGGAGGGTTGGCCCATCTAAGAGTGTACCAAGTTTTCCGATCACAGGGTTCGGCTACCAGCGACACGGGGATGCCGCGTGAGTCTGAATGGGATTTGGTATTGGATTCGTAGCCTTCCCAAATAGCTAGGACGGTATGGGAAATAGGTTCTGGAAGTTCGGGCATTTTAATCCTTCAAAGCGTTGTCACAAGCCAAATCATAGCCGTCGCCGTCAATCCAATCTTGCGCCCATTGCCAAACTTGATCCTTCGTTGGGTCTAGCCCATCGCCGTCGATTAGCTTGGCGTCCAGTGCCTCTACCTCTGCCGGTTCTGCTGGCCAGCCTGGATCACCGTTGCGCTGATACATGACCGCTGGTGAACCTTTTGTAAAATCATATTCAATTCGAACCGTTGGGTAAGCCACCTCAAATTCATCATCCGGCAGGCCCATGCCAGCCGGTTTGAACTTGACCTCAATCTCGGCGTCGATTGTGTGCCTGCTCATTACTGGCTCCTGTGTAAATTCAAATCCCCCGGTTCGATCTGGGGCTGGGGGGCAGCAGTAAATCGAACCGGGGGCATCCAAGCGCGGCGCGGGGCGACGGCAAAGCCGCTTCGCGTCGTGCTTAGAAAGGAATCTCGTCGTCCATTTCTTGTTGCGTTTTGGCAGCAGCCTTCGGCTGGTTCCAAGGCTTTGCGCCCGTAGCTGGCCGCCCTTGGGCAGCCGACGGCCCCCTAGCGGCAGGCGCGGCTTGCCTGGAGGCAGCGTTGCCCGCAGCGGGGGCCGTCTTGGCACCTACCGCGTACCGCACCGTATTTTGCGGGCCGTATTGGCCGGTCTTGTCTTGGCGGATGCCTACCTTGACGGACAGCGGTTTGAAGTGAAGTTCGTCGGTGTCACGAAGCTGAGCGATACCGATTTGCAAACACAAATCGGCCAACGCACGTTGAGCAATTTGCTGAGCTTGCGGGTTATCATTTCGCACGTTGAGACGATCCCAAAGCCGGCGGTTGGCGTATTCACCGTCGATGATTTCCAAGGTCAGAACGAGCATTTGTCCTGAGCCAGACTTGGTGTCCTCAATTTTGCTTTCGATGATTTGAACGTTGTAGACGCCGACCGGGATAGGTTCGAAGCTACGCTCGTCCTCGGGCACGTCTGAGGGTGCAAAGGTTTCTGGAAGTGCTACCATAGGGATATTCCTTTTGAGGGAAGAGGGTTAAGCGGCTTTGGTTTTTGCAGCGGTCTTGGTTGGTTCCGGCTTGGCTTCTTCAACAGCTTTGCCAAGCAAATACGGCGCAAGAGCTTCGTAGCCTTTACCGCGCTCGTATAGAATCTTTTCCGGCAAATCGTAACGGTTGCCTGCCGCGTAAGCTGGGCGCGAACTTGTATTCATCCAAACATTGCGACCGCCATCGGCACGCGCCCTGCTTTTGCTAAAACCCTGTTCCTCGGTCTTGATAGTAACATCAGGCTTTAACAAAATAATTGCATCGCTTTCGCGCTTTAGATAGTCACGCGCCTTTTCGTGTAAATCAATTTCGTAGCGGCTGTACGCGACGGTTTCCGGATCGTCGAACCGTTCGATCTTGGAATGGGCGATCAAGATTACACCCATGCCCCTATCGCGGCGGAGGGCCATGATGCCTTCCATAAATTCTTGCCAGACAATAAGCGCGTACTGATATCCTTTTCCGTAGCCAAAGTCTTCTATCCTGTTTTTCTTGACGCCCTTGTCGTCGCCGCGCTGGCCGGTCTCGGCCCAGATTAAAGGCTGTAACGCGGTTACGCTATCGACCACCACGTTTTGAAATTTATGTTCTTCTTGATAAAGCGCGGTAATTGCGTCCATCACCTCGGCGTAGCTTTGCAACTTGCCAAAGCTATCGAACTTGAGCTTGCCAGCGCCTTCTTCGGTTTGCAGAAAAACCGCGTTTGGAAATTCGGCGGCTAACGTGGTCTTACCGCCCTTTTCAGGGCCGTAAATTAGCAAGCGCGGTGGCTCTATAACCCCGGCCTTGCGTAGTGACTTCATCGATATAGCCATTTAACTCTCCTTTGATGGACTGCCCCTGTGTGAATGAGGAAAGGAAGGAATAGGGGTCAGGAGAACCATCGTACCGGCTATGCCGGCGTTCCAACCTCACTTGTAACTGTTTGAATTTTTGCATTGATACCAAGCGAGCGCAAAGCTTTTTTAATTTTCTGCGCTTCGGCTTTGGTTTCACACTCCCATCCTATATCGCGCTGATCGCTATCGAGCCATTGGCCGGAAAAGTCGGTTGGCCTTCCGGCAACTTTCTCAGCGGGCGCATCAAGTTGAAACTTGCCGTCGTTTTGGTAGCTGGCGTGAACGTCAAAGCGTTTCATAACAACCCCTTCGTGCTAATATGTATATTCGGCCTAAACACTTCTAAATCAATCAACAAACTAATTGCCGCCTCAAGCCCAAACGCCACTAAATAAATGCCACCAGCACGCTCCAAATCTTCTTTGAACTGGTGCTGCGCCTTCGACATAGCCCCTATCTCGGTCTTCAATTCCAATCCAATAAACTGTCCCGCTTTGATGAACATCAGGTCAGCCGCTCCGGTCCGCACGCCTTGCTGCTTTAGCCGCTGGCCGGTTTTGGCGGAACGTTGTTCGCCATTGGGGCAGGCGAACCAACAGATATTGGGTTTGGCGTAGGAGTTGAGAAGCTTTGCAATGTGGGTTTGCAAAGTAGCTTCAGACATTTTTGCTTTGCGTTTGGTAGGCATCAGGCTATCTCTTCAAACCAAACGCTTTCGCTGTAGTAGCCATTCGACGAACCGAACCAGCGAATGTCCACGCTGCCATTGATCGTTCGCAGCTTGTAGAACGTCCAAGTTTGGCTCTCGGGCTGATATTCGTGCTTGAAGCCTTCCGGCTCTTTGTCGCTGACGGCTTCCTCGGCCAGCAAGATAGGCGTGCCGATTAGGTCCGCGAGGTCGCCAATCACGTCCTCGACGGCAACGCTCTCGCAGCAATCTTGATGGTGCAGCATGACAAACTTTTTGCCGTCATCGCATTCAATCTCAACGCGCTCTTTGTCGTCACTGACCTTGATGCTCTTGAGCGTCTTACCTTGAAGGTCTGAAAATTTAATGTTTGACATAGTAGCTCCTGTGTCTGCCCAAAGCCTAGCTTATTTTTACCGCCCAACGCAAGACGCTACTAATAGCGGTTCGTGGGTTTGGAGGCCCTAGACCTTTAACCAGCACCCCACCCCATATCGGTTAGCATTTCCTTCAATATAGCTTTAGCTCCTATGCACGAAACCAAAGCTTGGTGCGTGTAAGCCGACGCGCCGAACTGATAAGCTTGCACGGCTTTGTAGTAACAAGCTTCAGCCGCACCAACAGCCAACAAAACGTCAACGTTCTTTCTCACAGACGCAAGAATAGCCGCCCTCACCTCCGGATCAACTTCGCCAGCCGCGTCTCTCGGTATGTTCCTAGACAACGCTTCTAAATCCAGAACCACAAAACGCAGCTTAGGCTTCGGCTTTTCCTCTTGGGCCAATGGCCCATTCCAAAAAAGCCCTTCACTCATTTTTATTTCCGCCCAACTACATACCCGGCTAATAGCTTGCCACGAAACGGCACTGGTGCTGGCCACATTTTAGGGCTCCAGGAGTCCGCCACCATCAAAGCTGGTGCAAGAAACCTAGCGCCCCAGGTCGAACAGCCGCCTTCCGGCGTTTCGCATTTGCTTTCGCTTTCAATTTCAGCTTTGCCAAACTTGCTTTCAATTCGATCAGCATAAATCATAATTGTGTCTTCGGCTAGTTCAGCAATTTCCTTGAACGCGGTTCTAAAATCTTCTGTTATTTCTTGGGTTGGTTTTTCGTCAAAAGCACTGCGCACCAAGGCAGCGGCCTTTTCAGGGAACTGCCCGATTACAAGCTGCGAACGCATCCAGGCTTTATTGAACCACTTGAACGCAACATAGTTGTCAGTCCATGCCCAGTGAGTTAGTCCTTCTTCTCGACCTAAAAGAAAATCGACGGCCCAAGGCGGCAGTAACGCCATGATTTCGCCTAGTTCGTCACATTTTGCGCCGGCAATCGCCACGTTATTTGTGGCATAGGCAAAGCCGTTTTCCAGCGCAATACATTGTGAAGCTTGCCGCGAGGGGTCGTCGGAAACAAAGGCGCGAAGTTGTTTTAATAGCGGGAGCAATTCAGTCGGTATTTTTTTCCACTTGGCTTCGTCAACGCCGGGATGCGACCAATCAGTGAGCGGCAGGGTTTGAATTGTACCTGATAGGCGTCCCGACTTTAATTTTATGTTACCTTCCCCCGCACTGATTGTCGGGTTATCGGGCATTCTTTTCAGAACCTTTTCAAATTCCACGCCCGGAACCAGGAAGCCGTCGTTGCCAAAACGCCAAGGATAGGACGCTGTAATGTTTCCGTCCGTGGCACTAATCATACCATCGGCCACGCGATAGTAGGTCATCGACGCGCCAATGTCCTTGGTAGCCAAGGCGGCGTTTAGCCATGTGATCGTGGTTTTCATTTTAGGTAAGCTCCTGTGTTTCGTAAACGTTCAGCTTGATTTCGTCTGTTCGCTTGTCTACGTCGTCTATGTTTCTTATGGCTTGCTTGAAGTAGCTCGTTTTCAATTCCATGCCAAGCGCGCGACGACCATTGCGTAACGCGCTATAAACCTCGGAGCCAACGCCCATGAACGGCGTCAATATAGTCTCTCCTGGGTTACTCCATAAGGTAACGCACCGTTCAATCACGTCTAGCTGCAATGGATGGACGTGCTTTTCGTCGTCCTGATCCTTGGATTGTTTGAACGGCAGAACATTTTCAATCCGAACATCGTCCCAAAAGGCGCTGGCGTATTGTCGCCAGATCCAATGAGAATACCTATTTTCAATTTGATTGCCGGTATAGCCTCGAAATTTCAGCAACTCGTTTGGGATCTGCCGCGAACCTGCATACCGGTCTAATCCTGTCGGGTGCGCGATTGGAATTTGATTTTCACCCTTGCGGCGAAAAACCAAAAGATAGTCAGCCGAAGCAACGCTGCAACGCGAACTATCGTCCACGATACTTTTATGAGCTAGATTTTTTGCCATCGTGCGATTGCGAACGGCAAGCGGTTCTTTCCAGACTACGTACCGAGCAATATACCGAAATCCTTCTTTTTCATGTAGCCGTATAATGTCGCCGGGAAAATCGATTAAGTGGTCCGTCCCGGAATTGCCGCTAGGCACGTCCATACAATGAACGGCAGTCATGCGCCCTGGTAGCGTGAGACGAAATATCTGTTGAATTACAAAAGAATAGTGATCGAAAAACTGATTGTAATTTATGCAGTTCGACAAATCGCGGTCGTTACTGGAATAATTGTAAAGTGCGCCGCCAGACGTGGCGAACGGCGGACTGTAAATTGACATGTGAACCGACTCGTCAGGCAATGACTGCATGACTTCAATACAATCCCCATTATAGATTGCGTACTTGTCGGATATTTTTTGACTGATTACAGCCATGATGGCACCTCTTCGATCTGATTGAATTGCGTGTTTCGTTCTATTTTTAGCGCATCGTTCATGTGTTTAGTTAGGTTCGAAAAGGCATTTTCTGCGGCTACAGACTTACGTTGCAGGTTTTGCAGAATAGCCTTTCCGCCTTCAGACGCAATCATGTCTGATACCACTTTATTCTTTTGGCCAAACCGCCAGCACCTCCTGACGGCTTGATAGTATTGTTCAAAGCTGTGCGACGGGAAAGAGGTCATGTGCGAACAGTGTTGAAAGTTCAGCCCCCACGCACCTATTTTTGGTTTTGTTATCAGCACTCGTAGTTGTCCGCTTGTAAAGGCTATAAACTTTTCTTCTTTTTCCTCGTCGCTGTCTTTGCCGCTTATCTGTTGCGAACCGCTGACAAGCTTTGAAAGAATGTCGCCCTCGTCATTTAGGTGACACCACATTAATGCTGGTTTTTTAGTGCCGCTTACTAGGCTGGCAGCTAGTTCGCACCTCTGATCGAGCGACCTGCGCCCTTCCTGGCGCTGTTCCTTTAGCCCGATTGCCGGAACAGCAAACAAGGTGCCGGGCAGCGGTTCTTCTTGTTTGATAAAATGGTTCTGTTCAATTAGTTTTGGCAAAATAAACTTTTTATCTTCAAAGCCCAAATCTGACGGCTTGCGACAAGCGCGCGCCCAAGACGACACCCATCGCCAAAAGTTCAATTCGGCATGACCTTTGAACCGCCACTTTGCGTCCTCGTCTAACTGAGCAAAGTTTTTGCCGTGATGCCTAAACGACATCGGGCGTATTGTGTTTTGGTTGTTTTTGAAAAACCTAGTAAGCATATCGGTGTACCCAAGCTCTCCTAAGGCTTCCGATGATGTGCCAAATTCGATATAATCGTTTGGCGCAGCGGTTGCTGTGCAAAGCAGCCGGTACGGAATCTTTTTCATAAATTCCGTTATTTCTTTCCGCCTAGTCCCGTCAAAAGATTTTAGAATGCTGCTCTCATCGCAGACACAGCCAGCAAAGTCGTCTGGATTGAAGTAGTGTAGCCGTTCATAGTTTGTAATGTTTATTCCAGTTTCGACGTAACCGTTGTTTGTGCGTATCGCCTGAATGTCAAATTTGTTGGCTTCCTCTAGCGTCTGATAGGACACAGAAAGCGGAGTCAAAATAAGAACAGGTTTATTAGTTTTTCGAACGATGTTCTCGGCCCACACAAGTTGCATGGGGGTTTTACCAAGTCCGCAATCGGCAAAAATTGCTGCGCGGCCCTTGCGCACCGACCAATCAACAAGTGACTTTTGAAAGTCGAAAAGAAAATCAGGCAGCCACAGCGGTTCAAACCCCGATTGGTTATCGAGCTGCATTTTACGAGAAATAAATTCGTTGTAGTTATTTTGCATTTTTAACCCTGTTAGCTTTTATTTTTGAAGGCACCATAAAATTTAAGTCTGAGTTAGAGACAAGATAATAAGCGGCGCGATCTAGGTTTTCCGGGTCGTCGCCAAACTTCCCCAAACCCATGTTGCATGAATTGCACAACAATCCACGAATTTTACCAGTAGCGTGACAATGATCTACATAAAAATGATTGCCGTTGCCTCCCGGTTTTCTGGTGCGACAAATTGCGCAAGCGCCGTCTTGTTCAAACATCAAAGCTTCGTAATCTTTGAACCCAATTCCAAAAGACAAATAAAGGCGTTCTTCACGTCGTTTGTATTTGCTACGACCTCGCGCCGCCGATTTACATTGTTCTCTATGTGCCGGATCAGAGGCATATTTTGCACGTCTGTTGGCGTTCCACTGATCTCTGTTGTTCATTTTTTCAATCTCAAAACGTAACGCAGGAAGTTAAAACACCAGCTGCAAGCCAGTAGATTGATCGGCGCCAGTCTTGTTGGAATGCGTAGACAACGCCAGCCCCAACATCGAGAACAATAAGAACGACTGGAAACACCTTTGAATAATTCACCAATCGTTCTCAGAATTTGGAGCGGCCCCGACGGGTTGCACGTCGCTCGCGCCTCTTGGAAGAGGTTCGTCCAATGGACGGGCCGCGTTAGGTTTAGGGAAGGGCAGTATTTCCCACTTATACCGTCGGCATAAAGGTTTTAGGTTTCGACGCAACGGCTTAACATAGAGATATTTCGGGAGTGCCTCAACAATTGACCACTTAGGAAACAACGCCAGTATTTTTTCTGCCTTGTGTGTACCATAACTGGCATTAATACTGCGCGCGTGTAGAAACGCCCCGCTTTCAGTCTTATAGCCAGCAACTTTGTCACCCGGTACGCCTTTCTCGCCGCAATAGTAAAATCCAGACGCTTGATAGATACCGCCGTGGTGATTCTCAGCGCTATCCGCGTAACTTACGCAAACTGCATAAGGCGTATTAGCTCGTAGCCATCGCAGCGACCAGCAAACAAACTTAGAAAGTGGCTCTTTGTAAGAAGGCAACCGCACTAACCGGGTTAGCTCAATTGCCCCGTCCGTCAGATATTTATTGACTGGGTTGCTGTAAATAGCCACAGCTAGAGGCTCCCCATAGTCGCCAAACAATCCACCTTCAGCCCTTGCGGCAAAGATACATGAGCAAGAGCCAGGCATTCTGCCGGAGTAGTGATGGTCACGGATTAGTGGCCACACTTCCTCTGGTTGTGCTGAACAGAATGAGATCACTTGACGAAATAACGAGTAGGCTTGCCTTTTTCCTTTAGTTTCTTAACCTTCAGGCCGCAAACCTTGGCTTGCTGCATCACGCCGACCGCTTTCCATCCGGTCGCTCTCAGAATGTCCTCCTTGGTGCAACCAGATGCGCGCTGCAAAAGCTTGGCCACGATTTCGGTCTTTGAACCGGATTTGATTTTGCCGGCGACTTTAGCTTTCTTGGTGGCTTTGACTTTCTTACCCCTCACCTTCGCCTTACTTGCCTTCTTACTCTTCTTGACCATTCCGGCCTCCTCTGCTTGCCCGGCGTTGGGTTGATCGCCCGTTGCTGGTGCCGCGTCAGCAGAGGCTTCTTCGCTAGCTAATTGGGCCGTCGCAGCGGTAACAACCTCCGCAGCGGCTGTCCATTCCTTTATCGTTGCTCCAGTAGTGTCTTTCACCTCAACCCGCACCACGCGGGTAACGCCACCGCGTTTGACCGCGTGAGTAATTTGAGCATCGATTTGTTCAGGTGTAGCATCGGCCTTAACCGAAGTAACGCCGCGAGCGACAATCTCGCCCTTGGCATTAAACGGCGTAATAGCTAGGCGGTCCATATTGTTTTTCTCCTGTGTTGGTGGGTAACGGAAACCTTTGTTTTCATCGTCGATGTACCTACCCTTGATCCAATCCCAACGCAAGCCGAAGTAGTCAATTTTTTGGAGTTTCTTTTTGTTGAGTTGGTTTTGCATACGGGCAATGCGTTGCGCGGTGGCTTCTTTCTTTTGTTGGGCTCTGAGTTGGAGTTCGGCCTCGAGGCGCGGGTCTTGATAGGTGTGGAATTTAGGCGGATTGGCGTCCCACCAAGCTTGGCGTTCGGCTTTAGTTTTGAACAGCTGAACCGGGAAGCCATCTTCAATCATCAAAAGTTGGTGAGGGAGATATTGCATTTTATTAGCCTTCTACCGTATCAAACGTAACCGTCGTGCAAGTAAGCGGGCGGTTAGGCTCGCCGTCTTGGCGTATGGGATGCTTTGGAGAGACTTTTTTCCAGAACTCCAACGCACTTTCTAGACCATCAAACTTCATCGCCTGTTTGGGGCTAACCGTAAACGTGCCGTGCCCTTGACCATTGTAAGCGTCGTGGTCAAAAGTTTCGAGATATTGCCCGGCAATGGGGCAATGATACCCTGCGGCGAAGCCAATGACGCGAATAACAATCATCTTGTCACCCGTTCTGCAAAGCAGGTTTGTTTAATGCAACGTGTTTCCTTGTGGCTGGCCGTAAAGAGAATGAAGATTAGGGAAGCGACAAGAGCCACAATGCCCAACTTGTTTAATTCGGGGGTCATTGGGTTGGGCCTTGAGGAAAATAGAGTTGCCCCTGCTTTCGAACCTTGCCGATTGATTCCAGCGCAGACATGACGCCTTCGAATTGGCGAAGGTTCAAAACGCCCATAAGCAAAGCGTACAAATGGCCAGCCGGTAAGCCGTCGGGGCTTAGTGCGATGGTTTCAACAATGCAATCGCAAATTTGTTTCAAAGTTTCGGCCTGCTTGGGGGTCATGGGGTTAGGTGTCATAGCGTCCTCGCCGTGACTTTTCGATCCTCGGTAATAACAACCCATTCCCCGGTTTTGTTATCGACGCCGACTACAAGCTTATTGAGCTTGCAAAAATCAAGAAGCAAGTCGGCGTCTTTTTCGTTAGGGTAACCAAGCTTGGCGGCAAGTGCCTTAGCTGCTTGTTTGGTCATCGGATCACCACTGCACAAAATTGATGTAGTAAGCGACCAAAAACAAAGTGCCGGCGACGAGGGCTAGGGCGACGACCGCGTGGCAAAGAAAGTTAGCGAGGGGGTTTAGCATTTTAGGGCTCCTGTGATTTAGTCGTTGTACCAGTTTTGTTGCGCTTCCTTGCGCGCGTCGTATAGCTTGCGCAGCAAAGAACATTCCGCGCCTTGGCCTTCTTTTGTGTAGCGCACGTCACCAGCGTTCTTGCCAAACAGCTTGGTCAATTGGACTGACCAAGCCTTATCGGTGGCGAGTGCTTTGCGGTGAATTTCAGTGCCGAGTTTAGGCATTTAAACATCCTCCTGTGAACAAGAACAATCTACTCTAAACCATCAAAAGAAGCAAGCCCAAATATATCCTTATAAACAGCCCCTTTTGCGGCCCCGACCGGGCTTTCGTCAAAACTGAAGCCACAGGAGGAGGGCTAGGAATCGCGGGAGCGACTACAACCGACCTTCTTAGGCCCCTGGTTAGGGGGCCAACCGCGTTTTGAACCGCAAGGGTTTAATACCTTGCGTTGCCTACAAAGGCAAATTATAATTACCGGCTACACAGGAGCTATCTATCTTGCAATTAACTTTGCCCATGTCTTACAAACTCCTCGTCTGCGGTGGTCGTGACTTTTCGGACCAAATCCTGCTTTTCAAAACTCTCGACTCTTTGCCACGCCCGATCCTTGTGATCGAAGGCGGCCAGCGCAAGTTTGATCCAATTTTGAAACGCACTATTGGCGGCGCTGATTTTTGGGCAATGTGTTGGGCGCAAGCTAGAGGAATTGAATACGTGACCGAAAATGCAGAGTGGCGCAGGTTAGGCCGCGCGGCAGGTGCTGCTAGGAATGCTTTAATGTTGAAAAAGTATAAGCCGAATTTGGTCGTGGCTTTTCCGGGCGGACGCGGGACGGCAAACATGGTACGACTGGCCACGGAAGCGGGGGTTAGGGTTATGATGGTGGAAGTATGAGTACGGTTCATCCTGCTTTTGATATTGAAACTGCAATGTGGTTTGCCGACGAACTTGAGGCGCCGACTCTCCGCGCCTTGAAGCGTCTCCTGCCCCCGCGCACTAAAATCAAGGGTTATTACCCGAACGGCTATCTAAGAACTTTCGCCTATTCAAACGACGTATTGCGCAAGCATTTTGCCACGACGCTTCTAACTAGCGGGTTTAGAATTGCCGCGCCTAAGCGAACGGAGCCGGACGTTCCCAAGAAAAGAATTAGAGCGCCTACTAAGCCAACCAGCAACCCCGATACGTGGCAAGGGTGGACCGACGCAAATTTGGCTTTGTTGAAAGAATTATATTTGAAAGGTCTAACCTCCACGCCGATAAGCAGAAAACTTGGCTGTACGCGCAATACGGTTATTGCGAAGATACATAGAATGGGATGGCGAGCATGACCCGCCAGCACCTCCCCAACCGTCGCTATGCTCGCACCTTGAACTTCGAGGCTGACGGACAGCGCTATGTTGCTACGGTTAGCTTCTTTGATGATTCAAGGTTGGCTGAACTCTTTATTAATTCAAGTGGGAAGCTAGGCTCAACCGCCGATGTGAACGCCGCGGACGGCGCGTTGGCTGTTTCTTTAGCCCTTCAATACGGATGTCCGGCAGAGACGCTTCAAAAAGGAATGAAGCGAAATGCAGACGGCGTGGCTCAAGGGCCGTTGGGGGCGGCGTTAGATGCGGTATTAAAGGGTTGATTTTTACGCGGGGATTAAGTAGGCTTTCAAATACACACAGGAGAGTACAGAAATGAAAAAATATCAATTCCTCTGCATCAACGGCGACTACGTTACCGTACAAGCCGACTCAGAGGACAAGGCTAGGCACTTTGCCAATGGTTGAAAGATGGGGCAACCCAAGCGGCATCTATGGCGGCTGGTACAAGGGGTTAGGTTTGAATTTGGTGAGGTCATGGTAGCCTCCCGCGACCCCGACGCTGCCGAACGTTTCAAGTGGCGCTACGACAAGGCTGTATCAGACTTCGCCAACGGGGGGTCCGAGGCGGTGTTTCGTGCCAGCTTATTCTGTCTAGGCTACAGGGGCCAAATGCTCGATCTTGAAGTGCAGCATCAGTATACCTTTGGCATTAGGACGGTATTGAAAAGAAGCGAGTATAAAGGTGGTTTGCCGGATAGGGTGTGGTGATTTTGTTCCTTTAACACTGCGAAATAGTAAGGAAGGCGTAAGATGACTGACGCAGAGAAACTAGAAAAGGCTTCCGCTGCCCTGGAAGGGCTTTACGCGATGGTCGCGCAAAACCCGGCAATCAAAGCCGACGAGCGGTTCGTAACGGCTGGCGTGGTGTCGGATGAACTCAAGAACGCACAGTCATAATAAGAGAATGACAATGACACTCAGGCAGATGCAGGTTTTCTGCTTTCTACAAGCTAAGGGACGAACATGACCGCAGAAATTGATACGATGACAAGTTCCAATTTGGTATTTAATTGGGGAATTATCTTCGACAGCGGCACATATTATGTTGATGAGCGCCTTGGCGGCGACACAACTTATCGCAGGTGGGGACCGTTGCCGTCGAAGGAATTGGCGTGCGCTCTTATCGAGGAACGGAAAAAGTGGGTGCGAGAATCGATCAATATGCGCTTGTCCTCTTAGGATTGCGCAGTAACAACGGAACAATGACAATGCGCTGGTTTGAGAGACTTTCAGCAAAGCGACCGCCAGATTTTATTATCGGCGGGGCGGAAAATCCATACATGCTTCGCTGGTGGGTCATCCCGCGCAATCGGCTGTTCAATATCTACCTGCACCGCTTCCTGCGTAGCGACGACGACCGCGCACTGCATGACCATCCTTGGCTTAATATGAGCTACCTGCTCGATGGCACCTACACCGAGCATACAATCGAGGCAGGAGGGGTCCATAAATCGCGTGTCGCCGCTCCTGGCTCGCTCAAATTCCGTCGAGCCAAACAGGCGCACCGCGTAGAGCTTCATAGCGGGCCGTGCTGGTCGCTGTTCGTCACCGGGCCAGTCATTCGTGAATGGGGTTTCCACTGCACCGCAGGCTGGCGGCACTGGAAGCTATTTACATCAGATCGTGACAAGGGCGCGGTCGGACGAGGATGCGAGTAGTTCAACAAAGTTTTGTAACGGGACAAGACAGGACAAGACGATGGCAAAAAATCTATACCCACCAATGTCGCAGACCATGCGAGGCGAGAAACGCGCCGGCCGTAATTTCTATTGGCGATGGCCGTCTGATGATCAGTCGTGGTTCGCCTGGGCGTTCCAGAACTACGGATCAAAATGGATCGTATGGCGAGTTGGCCCGTTCAACTATCGAGTCGAGGTTGCCGCGCCCGGTGAGTGCGGCGGCTATATCTGGCATCGTCATTGATACGGAATGATCGACATGCAGAAATCGTACTGGCAATCAATGGTGTGTGATGGACCTCGTAGCCACGAGGCAATCAAAAGCTGGCTATCTCCTATGTGCGCCGACATGACGCCATTGAAGGCGGAAATCCTATGCGACATTGCGACTGACAAAGAGAAAAAGTTGCGAGTTTTGATGCAGGACAAGGATGGGAAGAAGTTATTGGCAACGCGCACCTTTGGCAGGAAGTTTTCCATCACGCTTAAGCCTGCCAATGTTTGAGCCTTCATAAGCCAAGACCGACAGGAGTTCTAAAATGGCTACCAAGATATTTTGCGACCAATGTGGGACCGAAGGTGCATCTAGCTATTCGGTAGAATTTCGCGGCAACTTGGGAAACAAGGAACAGCGAGATTTTAGCTTTCAGGCGTGCAACTCGTGTTGGGAGCGAGCCTCCACGGCTATCAAGGCAATCGTGCCTGCCGTTGCCATTAATGATTGATAAGCGGCGGCTCCTCTACATTCAACGGCGACGACCATCGTCGCCAATTCGTTTGATGATGCCAGCGCGCAAAAGGTCGTCCAGTTGCCGCGACAAAAGATATTCGCAGACATCGTTTTTGGTCGCGCCGTAGCCTAGCCCGACGAGGCTTTCCAATTCCTCCATTCGAGCCGTGCCAGCGTGGAGTTCAATTTTGTTGAACTGATAATTCATGTCGGCTCCTCTTCCTTCAAGCCGCTGCGGCGAATAGCGCCGGTTCGGCTGCATCAAAAATCACAGCAACGCGATTGCTCACCTTGTTGAACGGCGGCATGTCAAGCACCTTCATATCCATCCGCATGACCGGGCCGGTCGGCCGGTGTTTCTCAGGAATGCGCGCCAGCTCTTCAGCGCTGAGTTCCCGTTCGGTCACGTCGCGGCGAATGAATGACCCGCGCCGGAACGAGGCCGGGAAGGATTCAAAGTCAATGCCGAGGTCGGCCAGCATGGCGAGCATCGCCTTCTGGTCTTGGCCGAACAGCGCCTTGTGTGAAAACTTACTCTGCGCGACCATGCTGATGGCGTTCTTCCTCGCGTCCATCGCGCGCCAGAGGAAGGCATTGGCCGCCTCGTCCTTAGACGGAAGCTGGAACACCCGGCAGTCGAAGTGAGGCAGACGGCCGGCGAACTCGGCCGGGATCACGGTCGCGAACTTTGCAGCCGCCATAGACGCCAGCACGCTCACCATCTTCTGTACCTTGCCAGAGAAGATCACGTCGGACTCCGGCTTGTCGGCCAGCCACACAAGGCTGATCTCGTCAGACTGCGTGTAGCCCATCCGAGCGTCTGTCTTGTGGGCGAGATACTTGGTCGTCTCCACCATCGCCGCCGTCATCCTGGCGTCAAACGGACGTTCCATGCCGCGCGTGAACGCCGAGAAGGCGCGCCCGTCAATCCTGGCGTATATCGGCAGCATTGGATCGAGCTTACGCGCCGTCTCGACGGCTTCGTAAGCCTTCATCCGCGCGCCGAACTCGTCAGTGTCTTTCAGGCGGCTCACGCTGCGCTCCTCAAGTGACAACGGGTTCAAGGATAAAGCAGGCAATGTGGCGTCCGGTCCCTTTGCCTTGGGATCCATCCTCGGTCGCGTGCCAGCGCACGTCACCAAGATTGCGGACCTTCGTGCCGATGGCCGACAAAATCATAAGCACCCACTTATCGACCGGATAGACCAGCACGACGCGCTTGCCTTTTTGCTGCTCGATGATCGCTTTGCGCACCCAAGCAGTCGGTCCTTTTTTCTTGCCTTGGTGGATTATGGATCCGAAGGGCGGGTTGACGTAGCTCGACTTTCCCCACTCGCAGGTCAGGCCGTCGAATCCGGGCGGCAGCGGGTGCGGGCAAGGATCGAAGTCAAAATGAAACTCAGCGTCGAGCGCGGCATAGAGCGCGGGCGGCGTGATCCAGTAGTGCTTCCCATCGTCGCCGTTGCCGACATGAAACTTATTCTCGGCTGGCGCGAGTTGCGATTGATGGCGCGGCGGATCCACTTCCCGCCCGTCGCCGTACAAATCGCCGTAAGTGCCACCACGCGCAACCATTCCAAATCGCTCCTATTTCGCCATTATGTGTAAGTGAACGGTGCTGAGAAACCGACCAAGGACATTAAGCGCCAGTTTCTTTAATTCGTAGTCGCTTGTCTCATGGGCAATTTCTAGCAGCCGGAATTGCTCATGGAGCGTGAGTTTATCCGGCGCTGGTTCAATGTAGCCCGCAATCATTGCAGACATGCCAAACTCCTCCTAATCCTTTACGTTGCATTCACGACCAGCAGCGCGAAGCTCGGCGCACATCTGCTGCTCAAGTTTAGTTTCCCACCCGCCATATTCATCTTTATTGACGACGCACCGCGCCAGAACTTTGTGCCTAGCCGAAACCGCGTCAGCGGCCCACTTGCAAGAGTCAAACGTCTGATAGCCGCCGATCTTAAGCCAGTCGCTATCAGCGCAGCTGACCTTATTCCCGGCGTAGGTCGAAACTGGCAGACACATCAAAACCGCTAAGACGTACATTTTCGGCTCCTTTGTTGTTAGCCCCCGCCCGCTTTCGAGAGCGGGGGCGCTTGTCATGCAAGACGAGATTCGAACTCGTTATCTAAGGCGCGTCTTGCGACGTTGGCCCACGCTGTACCCGCCAAGCTCCATTGCATGACTTAACTCCTGTTCCTACAGACCGCGAGCGCGGTCAATGATCCTGTCGGCCCAAGCCGTAGCCGGAACCGATTTGCTTTCCGTCGCCTCGTTCCATGCCGCGTCAACTATGCGCCGCAAGAAAACTTGCTCCCGGCACTCGCTCAAAGCGTAGCGATGAGCGCATGGCACAGGCGGCTTGTCGTCGGGGTGACAAGTGCATGGTCGAGATTTATCTGTCCCTGCCACGGTCGCTCCTATTTCACGTTGTCTGATTGACGGACAACTTCCATCGCCAGCATTAGATCGGCGGCTAGTTCCTCCGCCTCCCTGCCGCGTTGCTGGACTTCCTCGTAATGACTAGCCAAGTTTTTCTTTGCGACCGCCGAAAAGATCACGGCATGTTTGGCAAGCCTGTCGAACAAAGTATCAGCCACGAAATTCTCCTAATTATCGTTGAAGTCGTCGCACACAACCCAACCCTTATTCGGATTGTCGTGCGGCTTGATTGCGCCAGCAGCGATCATTTCATCTAATTCCGCATCACGGTAGCGACCCGCCTCATAGGCAGCCCGCGCGCCCTCATACATGAAGCCGCCGCGCGTGGGTGCCATGCGGCGCATGTAATCGAGTTGGACCTTTGCCTTTTTGGATAGCACCAAAATTCTCCTCTATATTCAAGCCGAGCCAGCAGACTTGCCGCTGACCTCGGCGATTGCCTGACGATTGCCAAGCTCGACATTCTTGGCGACGACTTCCATCGCCTCACTTGGCGTCACGGCGCGCTGGTCTTGCAGCGCAACCAACTTGCCGAGCATGTTTGCCGCGACCGCCAGCAATTCAAGCGATGACAGTTTCGGGGCGTGCTTGTTCACCAGCGCGCAAAGGTCTTGGTAGGCGACTTCATGCTCGGGGCGCGATCTCATGTTCCAACCTTCTCGTTGCTTCCGTCCCATACGAACTCGCCGTCCGCACCTACCGAAAAGTGTGTGCCGCAGCCGCAGCAGAATGTCCCGCTGTAGAAATGAGGATCACGCGCGTAAGTCTCGGCAAGCGATTGGCCCATTGTCGTCAGCGTTCCGCATTTCGTGTGAACGTAACTGCGGCGCACTGGACGCACGAAGCCTTTGGCGCGTTCCTCCTTCGCCAGCACCACATAGCCCTCTTGCTGGCCGTTCTCTTTCAGGCGGCGATGCTCCGGGTAAACTTGCGTATCATCCGTCAGCGTCGTGCGCGGCGCTGGCGAGCATTGGCACTTATAGCGGTCAAGGCCGCACGTCTCGCAGCGCCAATCATCGATGCCAAACCGCTTATTCATCGGTCGCTCCTATTTCACGTTGTCTGATTGACGGACAACTTCCATCGCCAGCATTAGATCGGCGGCTAGTTCCTCCGCCTCCCTGCCGCGTTGCTGGACTTCCTCGTAATGACTAGCCAAGTTTTTCTTTGCGACCGCCGAAAAGATCACGGCATGTTTGGCAAGCCTGTCGAACAAAGTATCAGCCACGAAATTCTCCTAAGTTGTTTTCCGGCGTTTCAGACCGGATATGTATTTGGTGATCTCAGGCGCTAGAGTAAACCATTCGCCAGAAAGACGCAGCTTGGCGAACTTCTTATGCAGAACCTTCTCGCGCATCCTGCCGCCATCCGTGATCGCGAGCATTTCCATCTTTGCGTGATTTGCCGTTCGCATGTCGGCCATCCGCTTATGCGGCGAGTGGCTGTGACCGATCTTAACGGTGTTGCCGTTGCGGATAAAATAGACGTACTGCTTCCGCTGCCGGAATGGCTTTTGCTTCCCGATCTTGGCAACCTCAGAAGGGTCTAGCGCCGGTTTTTCAGGGATGCCGAAGGTGCCGTATAGGTAGGTCTTGCTAACCCGGATACCGAGGGCGTGGATGGCCGCAATGGCTTCTGTGCGGGTCTGATAGCGGCGGCTCGTCCAAATCCGCTCCACGGCCTCTTTCTGCTCCTTGGTAAGCTCCCTAGAGGGGCGTCCTGACTTGGAGCGCCCGGCCTGACCGCGCCCGCTGTTGGCGATCATTTCAGTGGCCCGAATTACGGCCTTGGTGAATCCGGCTTGACCGGATTGCAAGCCAGAACTGCGTTCGCGAACTATGCCGCCAGCAGCCTTGATGGCCTCGATCCTTTCGGCCAGTGAGCGACGGCGCTTGGCGGGCTTGCCGAGAACCGGGGCCAGCAAAAACAACTCGTCCACTTGAACGATGCTGCGACGATCACGGCGCACGGAAGTAATCACGGCGTCGATGATCGCGCCGCTTTTGTCCTCAACATATATCTCGCCGTCGCTTAGGCGTTCCATCTGCCCTGCTGCCGCAAAGTGCGGGTGTGGGTTGACATAGCTGCGAATGTCTAGGTTTTCTGTCATTTCCGGAAATAGCATACACACTTACTTGACAGCTTGTCAAGGCTGTGCTTATATGATGGCAACAGGGAGAGACATCATGACCACCTACAGCGAACGGTTCGACGGAGCTACCGCCAAGAATGGGGACCGCTGCAACGGTTTTATCACCGAGGAAGATGGGCGCAGTTTCTACCATTACGGTGAGGGGTCGTCGGAGTACCAATCGGCAGAAATGCCGTGTATCCGCGTGGATATAACGAACGCCACCCACTACCACGTAGTCGTCGGCTAGGGACAAAAACGATGCCAAGCGCCTTCGACGGATACCCACCCGACAAACCGATCATGGTGAAGTGCCGCGATTGCCGTGGGTCTGGAAATGGGCCTTCGGCTAAGACGCGGGAAGGCGATATGTGCGACTACGAATGCCCGACCTGTAAAGGTGCGGGTCAAGTTTCATCCGACGAACAATAAAGGCCCAAAATGCCGCACCCCATTAAGAAAATATACAAGCCGGGATCGACTGGAGCCAACCGCAAGAAAACCGGGATCACTCTCACGCAGATCAAACGCAACCTAAAAGCCGGGATGGTGAGCCGCCAGTTTTACTACTCGAACGGCGAGCTTGGCTGTCGCGCGCTCAACCTGTCAAAATAGGCCGCAGCCATGTCACACGTCGAAGGTCCAGACTTTGAACGAAGCATCGAAGCCGGTCAGATATTGCGCGCCCTTTCCGGGGTACGATTCGGAAAGGGAGAACAACCGTGCATTTTTCAATCGACACCATCATTGGACTCATCGCGTTGGGAATTGGCCTAATGGCACTCCCCACCATTTTTCAAATGTTCTACGGGCGTCCCAAACTCATGTTTGAGGCTGATGATTTTACGGGGCCAGACGGAAGAATCTTGGTTTTGGCAATCAAGAACCAGCCAATAAAGAGCCGTTTTCTTCGCCTTATAGGCGTTGAACGTGAAGCCGGGGACGTAATCGCCTTCTTTGATATTCAGGAACTAGGCACGGGAAGAATCCTAACGCGATCAGTTACTGGCCTTCTGAATTGTGCGCCTCTACGGACGATGGGACTGCAAGCCCGCGCACTGCCTAACTTTACCGTTGGATTGACAGTCATCAGTACCCGCGAAGGCAGCGCACAAATCGTTGATGCTCGACCTGAAAAAGTTATGCCTATCGAACCAGGTCACTACGTCGCTCGTATTGCCATCGTGCGAGGTCAAAATACTTACCGAATTGATCAGGCTTTTAGAGTGGCAAATGCGGACCACGAGACTATTTGGGATCAGAGAAATGTGGTTAGCATCCTTCAATAGCCGTTCCGAAAATGTCGTCGTTGAAGCGGTTGTTATATTTGAACTGGCATTCCGCGATGTAGAGCGGCAGGTACTTTTCGCTGACCTTGTGATACGAGCCGACAATCGACCGTTTGAAGATCGACCAGAAGCCCTCAATCGTTTGAGTATGAACCGCGCCGCAAACGTATTGCTTGGCACTGTGTTTGACGTAACCGTGCGGGTATTCGCCAAGGCCCTTGTAGGCAACCTGTTCGTCGGTCGCCAGCAAGCTAACCTTGGTCGATACGGTTTCGCGCACGAAGCGTTGCATATCGACAGCCGACAGGGTGCCAAGTACGCGGGTAACGACGCTGCCCTTGCGCTCCACCGCACCGATGATCGCCGTCTTGAGGTGCAAGCCGTGTTTGTGGTCATGACCGCGTTTGGATTTGTGCTTGTTGTAGCCTTTGCCGCCGATAAAAGTTTCGTCCACCTCGACAATGCCCATCAGCTTGCGAAATTCTTTGTCCTGCAAAGCCGTGCGTATGCGGTGGCAGACATACCAAGCCGTCTTGTAGCTGCCGAAGCCCATGTGACGCTGAATTTGCATGGCGCTGATACCCTTCTTTGCGCCGAGCATCAGGTGAATGACCTTGAACCAGTCTTTCAGGTCCACTTTGGTGTTTTCAAAGATGGTGCCGACAAGGTGCGAGAAGCGATAAGCGCCGCCCTCACGGCAATCGGAGCATTCCCACTTAAATTTCATGGTCTGGAGCGGATAGACGTTGGTAGAGCCGCAGCGCGGGCAATGAACGCCCTTCGGCCAGCGGTTCGCTACCAGATAGTTGTCGCAAGCTTCCTCGTTCGGGAAAAGCTTGTCGAATTGGGGTGCCGTCAACTGATTGGTTTTCTTAGTCATTTTCGCCTCTTTGATTGTGAGGCAAGAATAGCATGAAAAATCCAATCCGTCAAGTGGGGGGTAATCGCCACAATTGACTTGCGGCTGTTGCCAGCCGCCGGATGTGTAGGAGCCTGGATTTGTTCCCGCTCCCGTGACGACGATGGTAGTCCCCGTCGTGCCGGATGCCGTCGCCGCGTTGTTGAAATTATACGCATTAAAGGTTGATGTGACCGATGCAGCAACGGAAGTCGTTGCGTTGTTGGTGACGTAAACTCCCGCTCCGCCGGTGGTTCCGGAAGTCTGGCTCACGATATTCGTATTAGCCGGTATTCCGGTTCCGGAGACGGCTGCGCCGATGGCGATGAAGCCGGTAACCGCTGACGTTGTGAGGTTGGTGCCGCTCCCTGTTGCGGTGAACGTCGCGGTAGAGGCCGTCGATGCTATCCCAAGTATCGATACGGTTTGTCCGACGCCGTAGTTGTGCGCCACGTCCGTCGTGTAAGTGATCGTGCCCCCGTCAGCGTCAATGACCCGAATGCTGGAACGCCAGCCGCGATCATTAAAGCGGCAATAAGGACAAAGATGCGTTTCATGGGTCCAATCTACCTATAGTATGGTTAAAGGGATTATAATACAATTTTACTACTAGCGCAAGTAAAGCCCCAAAAGGGTAGTGGGTCAGGTGCAAATAAGGCAAAAAATGCATATTTGCTGGGGTTCAAGCAGGATATTACGGCAAAACAAAAGTAGACCACGCAGATGGCGATGATGGCCCATAGTACGATGTTGATCACCTGTATGATAACGCCGCCAGCAGCCCCAAGCTGCCCTGCCACGAATGGCAAGAGAATCTTGAGGATGGCGACAACCGCGCAGATGACAATGAACCAGACGAACAGTTGTTCAATCCAGCCTAGTGAGAAGCACATGGGAAGTTCCTTTCCCTTTGTACCCCCGAATTAAAGATGGCATTCCACAGAGGACCATTCTGGCGCCGTCACCTGCTGCCAGTAAAGCCGCCGATGGCATCAAATTGGCCTACCTACATCATAGGGGTGGCGATGATCGTTTTGGCAAGTTCTGCAGCAGGGCTGATCGTGTCCCTGCTGCCGTTTGTATGGCCTAGGTGATCACCGACTGGCTTGGTATTTAGCCACGCTGGCATACAAATTTGGCGCTTTGTTGTAAGTGCCACGCAGGGCCTCAACGTGTCCACAGTCCTGATGGCTGAATGCGCAACCGCTGTACAGCCCATCTCGTTTTATGAGACCGTCGGAGTGATACATGAATGACGAAGTTCTCCCCCAACCAGTCTGGTCTATGTCGCAGGCCGCGCCAATGCCGTGGTTACTGCCAGGAACATGACCCCTGGCAAAACAAGTGATGAATTTTGGCCTGTGCCCTTCCGCGACAAGGTCGGCTATGAGCGCCTGAAACTTTGCCGCATAGGCGGCGTGAACTGTGATGTCGATACCGGCAGCCGTCGTTACCACCACGCAACCTTGGCACATGCCACGAGATGCAGTGTGGCGATGTTGGTTTGCCGATCCCTTCTCTCGCCGACTTGAACTTATAGTCTGTGACGCAGTAGTTTCATAAGCAGGCCGCGCCGCAACGTCGTAAGTTTGCCCAGCGTTAACATGAGCCACCGCTATCTTGTGATGGTGGTGTCGATGATGAGCTTCCGCCGCGTTGTTGATTAAGAGAGCCGCTGCTATGGCGACTGCTGTTCGGATAAACTTATTCATTGGCTTGCCCCTCCTTTGAGGCGGTGTCTTTGAATCGTTTGCCGGATGGCAGTGACGTAGTGCGCTTTCCTCCTATGGTTGTTGGGGAACGTTTTTATATGTTATCTTTTAATAAAGGTCAACCGCCCGCCCCTGCGATGAAACACCGTATTGTCGTTGTACCGTCTTCGCCAGTCATCGGCCAAACTACAGCTTGGCCAAATTTATTAGGAACGGTCACTAAAGCGTCGTTGGGCACGTCTATCCACTTGCCGTCAAGGTGAACCCGATAATGGCCGTCCTTCGAGTCCCAATCTACGTCCTCAACGGTCTTGCCGTCGGCAACCGAGCAGCACAACCCCTTCTCGCTCTTGAGACTATTGAACCAAGGCTTGAGAGGGTCGGCAGCGTGTTGGCCGTCAAGGTCGCGGGCTTGCGCTGAGAAGGCGAGCGTGGCTAGAGCGACCAGAGCACTAAGCGTTCTTCGCATCAATCTTATGTTCCATGCGCTGAAGGTCTGTGCGAATTTCAGCTCTGAGCGCGGCCATACTTTCAACGACTTGCTTGATGGCTTCTCCAAAGCTGTCTCGCCGCACATAGTTGTTGGCTGCGTTAAGTTCGATGTCGGCAATTTTTTGTTTGAGAGCCATTATGGTTTCGCCAAAATCGTGCGTTGTCTTGTAAAGTTCGTGGCGAACAGTAACAAATTCGCTCCAGACCTTAGAAAATTCTTTGTTTCGCTCGGCTTCTTTGTCACTGATTAAAGTCACAACTTCGGTTTTGATATCACCGATCAGCTGCGTCATTCGTATGCTACCGGCTATGAACGCAAGTACAAGCACAACAGTGTTAGTGCCGAACGCAATCCATAATTCTTCGCTCACTGGTCACCTGACAATTGAATTTTGAGATGGTCTTCTAGTTTCTTGATGTGCCTTTCCAGCCTTCCTATTTCCTTATCAACTTGAAAGTGAAAAGCGGGCATCACCGGGTAGATATAGTCGTTCCACGTCGTCACCGCCGTCGGTATGCCGATAAACACGCCGAACAATGCGCCGATAAAAGTTATCTTCGCGGACAGCGACATGCGCCAAAATGTGTCCAATAAGTTGCGGTGGACCGGAACCTTCGGCGGCTTCTTAGCCATGGTCAGCGTACTCGCTTGGAGTGCTTTGAACTGGCGGGGCCGGAGTCAGTTCAACTTTTAGTAACGCGACAAAATCGTCCAGAAGCCCGTTGGTGTTGAGCTTGGGGTCCTGAACCTTCAGCCACGGGCTAAGAGCGGCCATCAAACTCGGCAGCGGCGACGGCTCGGCGCTCGGCGGAAAGGCCACGCCGAAGTCGTCTTTGTGTTTCTCGGCAAACTCTATCAAGGCAAAGTAGTTCATGAGTTGCCCTCGTTCTGCGTTGTGCGGTCCATCCACGCATTAGTCTCTTCCTGCGTCATCGGCCTGGACTTGCTGATGATGTAGGCTAGAAGAGCTATAACCGCGCCCGCCCCAGGGAAGAACATATTGGCGATGTCTTCCAGTATCGTTAAAGCAGTTGGCTCTAAATCCGCGACAACTTGCTCGGCACTCATGCCCCCTATGATGCGGTCCACCACAACGGGGCCAAGAATAACCCTGGCCCCGTCTTCGTGGATGTTTCCTACTAAGTAGGGCATTTATTTGTGGTACTTGGACGCTGCCAAGAAGTGACCGGTGATCGTCACGCCGTTGACGGTAGGAAGAACGCCGCGCAACCGAGCCGACTTGTTGGATGCGATGACTGCCGTACATACCTGGTTTGCAAGCGTGCCTACCGAGGTGATCGTTCCATTGGCGTTGAGCAACGCAGCCACCACCTGGGCGTCCGGCACGAAGTTACAAGCTGCAATGACCGCCGCCGTGACTTGCTGGGCCGTCGGAACCGTCAATGACGGCAACACGATGCCCGAGCCAGAACAAGCCGCCAGCGCGAGTGCCGCACCGGCCAGCAGCATCATTTTAATCTTCCGCATAATTTATTCTCCCTCGTGTTAAGCGGTCAACGCCGCCACGTCACTCCGAAGTTGATCCGCGCTGAAGCCCTCTGGAGTGAGGGAGTTCCTCAACGTCTCAAGACTGATGTAAGCGATTGCTTCGTCGCAATTCGCCGTATAATACTCCGGGGTCATGGCGTGGAGTCTACCCCACGTTACAACGATGAAATTCCCGGCGCTGTTGCGCCCAACGCACGGAACATAATGCCCCCCGTCGGTGCCGACGCCGAGGGTGACTGTCCAAGGCTTACCCGCGTTGAATTGGTCCTCCGCGTCGCTCGGTAAGCGCAGCCCCACGCCCGCAGCCCCCGTTAGGTAGGCCGCGAGCGCGAGCTGGCCTACGTCGCCAGGGAGGAGCGCAACGTAGCTGTCAATTAGATGTCGTCGCCCCAAGGCGTCCAGCACGCCGGTCTTTTGGCGATAACTAGCGGCCACCTGCATATCGGTTCCTTGGTCGCTAGTCGGGTCCGACGGGGAAAAGCCTGTGCAAGCAGCGTAATCTGAGAGCACCGACGATACATCGAACAGTACTCGGTTCGCTGCCTCGTGGTTGAACACCATACTCTCGTGAGCAGCGCCCGCCCAAACGCAGTTATGGACAATAATTCCGTTTGCTATATACCATCTAGAATCAGTAGAAAGGTCATATACGTGGGTTCCAAGATACCTTTGAACGTTGATGTCAACTATGCAATCGGTCTCTACGAGGCCGGGGAAAGCATTGAAGAAATTGGAAGGAAGTTGGGGGTCAGTGGAATGACCATAGATAGACGGATGCGAAGTGCTGGCTACAATACGCGAAGGAGCAGCGCCAGTTACGGACAAATCCATCGAGATAGACGATATGGGGATGTCAGTGCCGCAATCAAAATGTACGTTGATGGGGCTACTCTTTCTGATTCCCATCAAGCCTTTGCCATACCAAGAAGGCATTTGGAAAAAGCTATTATTGCGGCTGGAGAAACTTTGCGCACTCAGGCTCAATCTCTTGGTTTGCGGTATGCCCACATGACTGTAAGCGAGCGACGGTCTGTAACCGCCTATGCCAATATCGCCAAGCGAGGGCGCAAGGCTTCTGAAAAATCCTTGCATAAACGCGCATGTACGATGGAAAGGACTCTTCAGCTGGCGAGTAGGGCTGATCTTTTGTTTTGCATGTGGATGGCGCAAAGAGGCATCAAGTTCACTCCTCAAAAAGCTGTCGGCCCGTACAACATCGACTGTGCTATTGATGAACTTCTCGTCGCCGTGGAGATCAACGGCGATTGGCATTATTTTCCTGGTAAAACCGACACTGAGAGAAAGAGACGAGAATATGTCATCAACGCTGGTTGGCACATTATCGATATTAACATTGCATCCAGAGGGGTTGGAAAAAAGTGGAAGTGGCTTCGACCCGCAAGTGCCGACAAGGTAGTCATCATGCTTGAGGAATTTCGCTCGGATAAAACCGCGCTTAGTAAGCACAGCGTGATTGGGGGTGACGGTGAGCCGCTTTCCTGAAGCAGTTTTTATTTCAACCACCGGCCCATTGTAGGATGCTCGATAAGCGCCAGTGATATTTGACGCGCTTACGTTTGTTCCTTCGACAAGACAACATCCATATTTGTCGTTTGCCAACATCCCCCAATCCTCGCCGACCGCGTAATGGCCGAACTCGGGCGGGGGCACCGGCAACGCGGGGGCGTTGAAATACGCGCCGAATTTAAGGCTGACCGCATCTGGTCGAGCGGGGGCCTTTCCGAGTTTGAAGCGGTTCATTTTGGTACTGCGGTAGCGATGACCGGGGTGGTCGCCCCCGGCACAGTCACCATGGAGTTCTCAGGAACCTTCGCCATGTTCCAATGGTCGTAGGTGCCGTAGCCTAGCACGATTGCATCGGCAATATCAGAGGCGAAGGCTGGCAGCGTGTTGCTGTCGGCGTGAAACTTCGCCGCGAGTGGCGTGAGCACCATCAGCAGAACCTTGATAATGAGGGACTTAATTTCGTCTTGGTTCACAGCAAGTCTCCCTGGTTACAGTTTAGATTCGATTTCGCTAAGAAGCGACGGTGACGCTGGGGCGGCTTGAGCGGGGGGTGCTCCGCTCCACTCCGCCGCGAGGTTGGGGCCGGAATAGAGGTTCAAGTCCAAATTGCCGGCGGTCCCCGGCAACCGCCCGGTCTCGCTGTACTGCCACAGCCAAGGCGTCACCCAGCTTGCTTGTGCGTGGGGGGTCGGGCCGTACTGCGGCAGCCACAAACGGTGCGAGCCTAAGAAAGCGTCGGCGTGCGTTCCAAGTATGTCTTTCACCCGGTTGCCGGAGTACAGTACGAGCTTCCGGCCAAGTTTCAAATCGGCAATCTTGAGGAACTGAATGGCTTGGTCGATAGACATGTTGCTTGCCGGGTTGTCCTCAAAATCCAACGCCATAAGTGTGGAGGCGTCTGGGTTGGCGTGGCTAAAGAACTCGTCAACCTGGGCTTGAACGTCCTGGCCGGTGTTGAACGTGTAAGCCCCCCACAGCAAGCCTGCCGCGAGCGCGGCTTGGCGTCGCTCCGCATACGCGGGGTCGGCTATGTTTGCCCCTTGGGTTGCTTTATGAATGACGCCGAGAACCCCGGCGGCTTTCAAAGCCGCAAAGTCGGTGATTGTATCGCCGTGGTAGATGTCGATTACGTTTGGAGTCACTGTATATTCCCTGTTATTGAAGACCCGTGCAGTTGTAATCCACTAGATTGCTGGATGTGGCGGTTTGGGTGAGCGTGATGGCCGTTGTGCTGACCGTATAATTCGTTGATGTCAACCCGGTTTGCCACTTAACAATGCAAACGGGTTTGCTGGTGTAAGCGACCGGGAAAGTAATAACGCACCCCGTGGGTGAGCCGGTGCCCATCGTCACTTCGCCAACTTGCCCGTTTCCGATAACGCTCGGGCTAGTTCCACAGGATGTCAGCGTAGGGGGTGCGCCGCTGAAACGAAGCAGCCCTTGCATCACGTCGCCCGCCTTGTTGACGGGGGTGTAGCCGAGGGCGTTTTGCTTGGCGTTGAAACAAGCGGTCCACTGTCCAGGCGTCAGCACGAGCCCCAAATAAAACGATGGGCACGTCACCTGCGCGCAAGCGATAGACGGCATAAGGAAAAACAAAAGTGCGAGAATTTTCTTCATGTTTCCCTCAATACACGATTACGTATTGGACGTAGATGTTAACCGGCCTCGTTTCGGCCCCGGACGACCCTGAGATGTTTGCCGTACCTGAAAGAGTTCCCCAAACATTGAATGGAAGAGTATACGGGCCAGAAACATAGACACCCGCCAATAAAGAAACTGGGTCAAAACCTGAGTCGCCCCCCAAAGCTAAAGGCGACGGATTTAGTAGAGTTGGGTATGGTGCAGGGTTTGTTGGGTTCCCAACCATCGGATTGTTGAGAACGAAAGCAACGCCCGTCATTGTAATTGGTCCAGCCTCGCCTAGCTGGTTGGTACCGACGTGGTCTCCGGTTGTGCCGTCGCCTCGATTTGTGCGCGTACTGGCGTTGGGGTCGAGCCCGCGCCCGTGATCCCACCCGCGCAAAACCTCGCCGCGATAGTCCGGTAGCGTGAACGTAGTCACCCCGTCGCCACCGTAGCCGTTGCTTATCGCGTTGAACAAATTTGGGTACGAAGCGATAAGTTGAAGTGACCCGTCGCACTCTAGCGTGCCGGTGAATGGGATGCCATTCGGCTTGGGGTTGATGATGACCATGCCTGATTGAAGACCGCTTGAAGGCGTTGATAGCGGGCCTGGGCTGGTAATTTGGAAATATGTACCGTCGCTGTACCCCTCGACGATTTGCCCCGCGCGACTAATTTGCCCCACGCTAAGGGGGTTGCCGTTGCTATTGATCATTGTCAGAGCAGAGAAACCGTTAATGGCAATCGTCGGATTGTTGATTGTGTTGGCGTGGTTAGCCACAAATCTAATCGGGGACCCTTTGATCGACGCGAGTGATGCTGGGGCCGGGGAAAGCGTAATCACAACCGCGTTAGCCGCGCCGCTATCATAAGCGAAATTGCCGCCTTGTATTTGGATGAGCGCGTCGGGGAACATCGTCCACCCCGAACCGCCCGCGTCGGGGTTCGTAGCGTTGTTGTCCGCCGTTGAATACCAATAGTGGCCTGCCGTTGCCGATTTGAGCAAAGCGCCGTTTTGGTACCCGCCCACTGTCGTTGAGAACGCCACGTCGTACCCGACGAGAGCGCCGCCGGCAGCGACCCACTGGAGCCACGCTGTAATTTGAAACAGCGCCCCGTTCATATCAGCGCCCCACGGCGGGTTACCACCGCTCGCCTCGGGCTCGAAAGTTGTAGCGGGGAAACCAGTCGATAGCGAGGCCCTGCCGGCAGACGAGGTTGTAAGCGGCACGGGCGTCGTGATAAATCCCGTTGTCGCTTGATACGCGAACGGTTGCTCGAATTTGGTCGGGATCGAGGAGGATAGCATGTTGGTTAGCTTCCTGGGTAGACGACTGAGAATGAAACGCCGGTCGGGGTCGGCATAACTCCGGACTGCGTTAAAATGGACAACTCGACTGGGTTAGGAACAAAATTGAACGTGTACGTCATAGTCATGTTGCCGCCGTCGGTGCAGTAAGCCTGCCCCCCCGATTGGCCGAACAACAAAGTCAGCAAGCGGTTGATCGACGGTATTGAACCGTCGCAGATATTGCTGAAGGCTTTCGCTAGAATTAAAGTACGGAAACCATCGTCGGTTAAAATGTAATTTTCGGTTAGTTTCTCGCCAGAATACCAGGGTGATTGATTAAACGGGTCGTAATCAAGATCGCCGCCCTCTTCCCACCCTAAATACTTAGGCCCGGCACCGATATGCAGCACGCGATTGACCGCCACGATTGTGCCCCAGCAATCTAGGCCATAGCCTTGGGCGGTGTTAACGTTCCACATCAAATCGTAGAATTGGTCGAGGTTTGCAGTCTGGTCAACGTATTGAAAGAAGTTTCCAATCAGCGTCGTCAACCGAGGCGAGTTTGCGTACTGACTAATGACGGTCTGCCACCAATCATAAGGTGGTATGGACCCAATCTGGCTAACGCCGATGGTAAACTCGCCGATGGCGTTCGAGCCGGGCGCAGGCCCCGGCGGGTACGGGCTGTACTCTTGAGAACTCACGTCAATGTCACCACGATGTTAGCCGGGTCTAAGTTTGGCGATTGGTTGATTTGGGCGGTTATGTCGTTTTGACCGGCGAGAATACCGTAGATCACTTCGGACGCTACCGTTTGACTGTTGTTGACGACCCAGTTTGGACTTGTACCGCTGGCGATGACGGTGCCGGGGAGAATAGTGCCGCTCGCGTCCACGAGTGTTTGGCCAATCGCGAACGTCCCAGTTGTTCCACCCGACTCAGTGAACGCGGTACCCGATATTGACCCAGCAGCGCAGTGTGCCGTTGAATTATTTTGGCACCCAATTTGAATAGATATAATTTGAACCCACGAACCAAGCGCGGCGACCGGCGCGTAAAAGCGCGAAGCGAACAACTCAGCGCCGATACGCGCACGAGGGCCACCATCTTCACCCGCGAAAGCGGCAACGATTGCGTTTTGAATGAGTGTGGTCGCAGTTGACGGCACTTGGGAATTGTTGGCGATGTTGACTGCGAAGATAACCGCTAGCGGATTTGGCGTTTGGTATTTGATTGTGTAGCTCGGCTGCGGCATCTCGTAGTTCGTGTCGTAAACGGTTACCGACGTACCCCCGGTCATAGCGCAGCCTGGCGCTTTCTTTGTAAAAATAGCATTGGCGATATTTGTAGACGTACCCCCAACGACGCACACATAAAGCGAATTAGCCGCGAGCGTCACGCCGCCTACCGTGACCGGGGAACCTGTCGGGTTTTCTGTAACGTAAGCGTCGAGAACGCCGGGAACGCCGAGCACCGCGCCGTAAACTGAAGACAACGCTCCAAGTGAATTGCCCGCTACAGAAGCGAAACGCCGCGCCTCAAATTGCTGCGGCGTTTCTACGTCCTGGCCGATAACCCCGTCAGCTGGGTTAGTGATCGAATCCCAACCGAGAATGGACTGATAAATAGTCGTTAAGCTGTTGGCTACGCAAGGTATCGCGCCCGGAACGTTACACGTGAACGTAGCGGTGCACGTTCCACCTGCGCCGATAACGCCGGGGGTTGTACAGGTATAGAGATTCCCGTCCGTTGCTTGTGCGAGAGCCCCCGCGACGATGTCTACGCCGGGCAGACCTGAACACGTCGCCAAAACTACGGTAGGAAGCGCAGGGTTACGCTCAATGAAATAAATATAGCCGATGCCGTCTTGCCACCGCCCAACCGAATAAGCCGGGTTGAACTGGTTCGTCATATAGAGGAAAGTGTCGTTCACGTTGCCGATTATGCCGGCTTGTGAAGAGGCGAGCTGACCTTGTGGTGTATTAACAGCGGGGTTTAAGTTGCCGCCGAAGGCTTGATTGATGTCGGTGGTCACCCCCGCAAGAATAGCCTCTTCCTGGGGTACAATGAACCCGAGCGGACCAAAAGTTGGGGTAGGAACTGAAGTCATTTAGAACCCCGCCGTCATTATCTTGCCGCTTGCGTTCGTCACTTGGACTTGCCCTGTGACGGTGCGGTGGGTGAAGGACGATATAAAACAAGCCGCCGCCACGACGTCCGGCACGGTCATCGCGGCAGAAATTATGTAAGACTTGATCAACGACAACGGGGGCGCTTGGCCTAAGATGTTGGCCCAATAAGGTACGCCGAGCGTCGTGTCGTAGTAGCACTCGCCTTGAAACGTTCGTACCGCGCTCGCCGCGTCTTGCGCCAGGGAATACGGCTCTGACGCCATGGCGATGTTAGCCGCGCCGTCGATCAGCAAATCCCACTGAACTGTATCGAGAAGGAGTGTGTTCATAAGATTGCAAACACCGTTCCTGACGTACCGGCTGCGGTTTGGACGCCCGCCCCACCAAGACCGCCGAGGTCAACGCGCCCGCTTTGGAGTGTGATAGTTGTGCCGCTTACGGTCAAAGTGATCTTCCCTGCCTTAACTGTGATTAGGGTCGTCCCGTTATCTGGGCTAAAGACTAGAGTGCCATCATCCTGGAATTGAATATAGCTGGTCGGCGTCGCACCCAGAAAACAAGGGAAAAACAACCCATCCGCCATATCGTGACGGCGAAAGCTGCCAGCATTTGATTGCTTCTTGTTTTTCTTGACCGAGGAAATATCACGGTCCGCAAAGACCGCCACGCCGATGTCGCCAACTTTAGGGTCAAGAATAATCGCCTTGTTGCCGCCTTGATAACGGAAATAAGGAATGTTGTTGATCGCGGTGTGCTTGTGCGCGTTTCCGTAGGAATCTTGCATGTTGACGAGAGGCAGCAAGCTAACCGAGCCGACCGCCGCTACCGCCCCCGTTGTCGTAACCGATTGAACCGAAGCAAGCGTAGCCTTCGACATGCGGCTTAGCATTTCCTCGATCATATAATTTTGAGCGTGGAAATCAGAAGTTTGCGAATCAAGAAATCGTTGACCTGGATGATCGGTCATTGGGTACCTCCGCCCCCCGGTGCGGCAAAGTTAGGTGTGCAGTAAAGAATGGCAAACCACGACCCGTGTGGCATCAGCGCATCTAGCTCAAGGTCCGCTCTTTGAATGTGCCAAGACCCATTGGCCTGAGTAATATCACTCTTTATCATTACGTTAGAGCCGAACGGAATAGCGCGGCTAAACAAAGAACGAACAATCAACGCGCCGGGGGTAGCCATCGGGTAACCAACCATCCCCGTCTCCTTGGAAATAACTGGTATGCCGGAGCTAACTTGACGGCTACCGCCTTGGGGCCACATTGCGCAAACGCCGTTTTCTAATATCCAACTCACCCGCGCGCTCTTGGCGAGTTGCTGCATTTGGCTAAAAGCAGGCCCCCACAGATACGGGCTGTCAAGTACTGCCGTGACCCCATTGTTCTCAGGCGTGGCCCCCATTTTTTTAGAAACAACAACGTGAGCATCAGATACCTTAGTCGCCCCGGTAAACGAACTGGGCTCAACGGGATTGACCGCTGGCCACGAACCACCGTTGCAATCGACGCGAAACGAAACTTCCGGCGCGGCTTGCATGTCAGGCCATGCTTGAATAATAGTCCCGGTATAAACCACCGACATACCGTTTGTAGCGTCGCCAGCTTCGATTTTGATTTGGTTGTTCCCAATCGACAGAGGAAACCCCGGAACAAATGTCAAAGCGTTCATGTGAGCGAGCGACATACCAAAGATGTTCACATGCGCTTCATTCACCTGCGCCCCTGCAACAGAAATACGAGCGATAACACGGTGGCCTGATATTACGAGATTGGACGCCTCGGAACTCGCCCCCGTCCCCGACATCGAGAACGTAACCGTCACGAGCCTTTCAACGAATGACATCGCCTAACCGTTAAAGCCAGCAAACGCCAACTCAGCCGCCGTCAAATAGACGAGCTGGAACTGCGACCCAAGGCCGGTGTAATCAGGGTCTTGGCCGCCGTAGCCGACCGCCAAGTTGGGCGGGGGTGTATAGTACGTGCCTTGCGTGTCGTAAAACATCAAATCACCGGAGAACCCAAGATACGCGCTCCGCACGATACGGTTACAGTTTTGACAAATAACCCCGCCGATGATCAGCGTAGTCCCGAGGTACAAATCAAGGAACAGGCCGTAGAACTTTTGATAAACGTTGATCTGACAAACCTGACCCGCGAGATTTGTAGTCAAGGTTTGCGAAGGAAGCGCGACGAGCGGAACGAGCTGAGTCATGGGCCTATCCCCCCGGCGGATTCCGGTGAGTTGTAGCCGTTGATCACTGCGCCGCCCAAGGTGGTTACGGTAGGAACGTCGTTAGGCGGAGTGAATGGGTCGTAACTTGGGATGCCGTCGGTGTTATAGATGCTCGGCGCTCCTGAATCAGAAGGTGACACGAAACCGTCGTTATTAGGAACGGCCCCTGACGTGTCTTGTGGGCTGTAATTTTCAGGGCCGCCTACCGGGGGGTAATCGGCTGCCGGTGCCCCGGCCCCCGCTGTTGCGCCGTCAGTTGGGGTTGTTCCCGCCGTCGTCGTTGACGACTCGCTAACCGTCACCCTAACCTCAAGTAGCCACATCTCAACGGTGATAATGCCGACGCCGTTAGTTGCGGTCCGCATATAATTGTAGTGGCGGACGTTGACTGATTGATACACCTTTTCCGGGGTTACAACGTCATACAGCAGAAGTGTCTGCGATACGGCGTCAACGTTCGCCAGCAACGCGGCGCGGTTGGCCTCGCTGCCGCCAGATGCGAATTTCACTCGTGCGTCGTAAGGGATATAAACTTTGTTGTAGCTCTCGAAGCCGCCTTCCTCAACGGGATAATCCGAAATCGCCCAATCACGCCGGTAGTCGATTGACACGAAAGTATCGAATAGAATCACGGGCGCACCGTTTTGAAAGACGCCCCACTGACTAGAAAGAAACCCGAATAGTTCAGACGCATCGGCGGTTAGCAAATCACCTTGCAACCCAACTGACACGTCGCCCGCGAGAGCAGGCACACCGTCGGTTCCTGGCGTAGCCCCGACCGATACCGTTATTTCCGGCAACGTGACGGTGTCGGCCATATTACGAGTAGCCGTTGTCGGCGGCGACCGCCGAGAAGCGGTTGCGCATCAAGGGCTCAAGATTGCGAACAACGTGGGTAGCGTCCTGCGGGTTGTAGATGTTAATATCGCCGGTTCGCATCTCGGCGCGGCGGCTATTGTCGATGCTGGATTGCTTGCCGTTCCAGCCCGTCGCGCGGTTTAGCCATTGGCCCCAGCTTTCGGCGGGGGAAGGTGTGGAAGGGGCCGGTTCCGCGCCCTGTTTCATCCGACCATACCAAGCCTTTTGCCCTTCTCGGTCGCCTGTACGAGATTGGTGCGTGCCGGGTATTTCAAAATGCTCACCGTGAATTACAGCATTGTCGATAAACTCACCCGTCCGCAGATGTTTAGCTGCGAGCCAACTTGACGAATTGTCGATGGCTCCTTTTGTAACATCGGAACCGTTAGCCACCTTCGCTAAATTTTGCTCCAGTATCGCGCGGCGTTTGGCGTCGATTGTCCCGTTAAAACGTCCAGCGAAATAACCAAGGTTTCCTTTACCGGCGAGCGATGTACCGCGCACCGAGGCCCGGTTCATAGCCGTTTCCATAATCGCTTGGTTAGCGAGCGTCCCTGGGGCGGAGCCCACATCATCTTCACCAAGCGACCTGCGGAAAAATTCGTCTTTCAGTGCCGGGTTTGCGTTCAATTCAGATATAAACCGAGCGCGATCCTCCTTCAAAGTGCTAAACCCCCCGCTCGGTCCACCCGCACCAGTTTCCGCCCCCGGCGCAAAAGTACCCGACGGGCTGACATGGGGTTCCCTGATGGCGTCGATAACACCTTGGCCTGCGCCCGCCGTAGCGCCTGCGATGCCGCCCATCGCAGCACCGGCCAACATCCCTGGCACGCCGCCGGGAATGCCGAGTACAGCGCCGATGACCGCCCCCATCGCGCCGCCCAAGATGGTCTTGACGATAATCTCAAGCGTCTTGACGAGGGCGTTGAACGCCCAATCGGTTTTGAGTATCCAGCCAAATAGCTCGTCGAGCACTTTCAGGATATTGGTAAACGGCTTCATCAAGTTGCTAACAAGGGCTTGGCGCACACCCTCGGTGTCAGTCGTCAACTTATTGTAAGCCGTGCTTAACTCGGTGCTGCCCCTTACTTGGTCGTCCGTCAGTGTTTTCAGCTCGGAGAAGAACTTTTGGAGGTTGCCCCGCGCTTCCATAATCATCAAGATTTGGCTTTGCGAGATGCCAAGCTGGCCTAGAAACTCCTGCTGCTGGCCGGGGAGAAGCCCCCTAGGGTTATTGCGGACAGCTTCGGCGGCACCTTGCAGCGCAATCGTTGGGTCACGAAGGTTGTGAGCCCGCTGCAATACCGACGGGTCCATGCCGAGTTGAGCCGCCGCGACCCAAGCGGTTGGGTTGACCGAGCCGCCGGGGCCTGAATAAAGACTCTTGTATACGTTACTGAGCGTAGCGTTCATCGACGCCGGGTCAAGGTTGGCGCGTTGCGCCGCGACCCGGTACCGCTCTAGTCTCTCAGGGGCGAGCCCTAGCGTGGTCGCTAATTGCCCAACGGCCAGGTTGGCTTGGTTCGTACTGGCAATGAACGACGTAATGCCGGAAGCCGCGAGGTAGCCCGCCGTCATTTCGCCCAGCAGCTTGACGATGCTGGAGAAGCCCTCGCCCATCTCCTTTGTAGATTTGGCGACGTTCTTGCCGTGTTTGTCTACCGTTTCCTCCAGCTTCTTCATGCTGTCGGTAACGGTCTTTTGACCCGCCGTAAATTTCGATGGGTCGAGCCCAAACTCGACTACAAATTCGTCGATGATAGTCGCCATTAGCGGTTCTTCTCGTCTGCGTGTTTGTGGGCCATGTGCTGATTGTGGCTATCGATGGAGAGAATTTCGAGCATCGCGTAAAGGTCCTCAACGGAATAAACTGTATCCAGTTCGTGCAACGTCGCAAGTTGCGACGAGACGACTATGCCGATGCTTCGGGGGATGTTTTTGTAGCTGAGGAGACCTGGGATGTTTTGGCCGAAGCTGAGGTCAACTTCTGGCGCACTTCGGCCATTGAAAAACCCGTGTGCAACTCGATCACCTCCGTTCGCAGAAGCACCCGCGTCATCACTTCCTCGATGTCTTCTTCCATCAAGGGGAATGAAATATCGGGGTGCGCCCGGTCGCGAACTATCCGGATACAAGCAAACATCTCATCGAGAAGTTCGCTTGCCTCGAAATACGGCATAGAGATGAGAGCTTGTATGGCGCGTTTGCCGATAGAGGCAAAACCGGCCATGCCTGACTCAGCGATGTTGGGGGGCAGCTCGACGCCCGCGCGGGCGATGACCTGAATAACGCGGTACGCCCAACGCTCGGCCTGGGAGGCCGGCATCTCGGTTATTTGAAAGACTTTCCCCTTGTCTCGTCCTTCGTTATCGATAGCGACTACTTTAGTTTTCTTCATCCCTGATTATTCTCCCTGTTAGAAACTTAGGTGCTTTCAGCGGGGCTGACCGACTCCCACATCGTGCCGTAGCGCCGAGGGCGCAACGTCTTCGCGGCATCCGGGAACACCGGGAAGCTGGTCAAGAAGCCATTCGTGAGCGCCCACTTTGTGGCGATGCCAGGCAGAATCAAGACGCCGCTCGCTTGATAAACATCTTTTGCGAGTTGCTGGGCGGCGTACCACTGGTCGAAGTAAGAGTTGCTACCGCTGTCGGCTTGAAGCGATAGGTTCCACGGCACCGGCACGAACACGAAGCCGCCCGACAACTTGCCGTCGAGGCCCATGATCACTTCGGTAGTTGCCAGCGGGCTGGTGGTGAAGATGTCGTCGCCGCTAAAGCCTTGAAGCTGAAACGGCGCTGGGAACAACGTCGAGATTGACATTGTGAGAATGGCGTTTGCGGAAGTGATGGACATTGGGGCGGTTCCTTACTGAACGAGGATTGAGGACAAATCGAGCATCTGCACATCGCCGCCGTCCATGTACCACAGTGTGCAAACCGGCGAGCCGCGCGCCTGCCTGACCTGAGCGCCGGGGTCGAGCACTTGCAAGAACCAGCCGCGATTGGACAGCGTGTTATTGATTGGCACGCCAGCGGCGTTGTTGACTTCTGCGATTTGGGCCTGGCTAAGTGTGACGCCGACCCGGATAGCCCCGAAGTTGACACCCTCGTTAATTGGGTCGAGGAAGGCCGCGTCGATTAGCGAATAGCCCGCTTGGTTGTAGGGGATAGACGGGGTGTTGATTAGCAGTTCAACGCCCGCCAACTGAAGCTGGTTGTTGAGCCAGATTTGGTTGATGTAGCTGTCCATCCACTCAAAGTCACCCGACACCGAGCCGGGGTAAAGGAAGATGAAATTGTCGTTCGCCGTGGCGTAAGCGCCGTACAAGTTGTAACCGTTGGCGATGAGGTTATCCATCTTCGACTGGTTTGAACAAGTTGCAACCAGACCCGATTGCGAGCGGAAACACAAATCGGTACGACCGTTGAGCCGTGTGAATTGTAGCGACGCACCGTACCCGCAAATGAAGGCAGCGTAGCTCGCCGTCACCGGGTTAGTTCCATCACCGCCGATTAAGCATGTACCGCTGATTTGCGCGGCAGCGATAAGTTGACCAAGGCTCGCGGCTGCTGGATTTTCCGTTGACGGGGACAAGTCAGTATCCCAGCAAACGTAGGCCCAGCGGTTATTTTGGCCGCCGTTCCACGCGGCGAACTCGTACTTGATTGTGTTGCCCGAACCGCCGTCCGGGTCGAAGCACGTCATAAACGTCGCCCAATCCTGGGTCACGTTCACCAAAGCGTCCATGAACGTAACGGGGTCAGCGGCAGCCGCGCCGGGGCTAACCACTGCGCCGGTGGCGTTGGTGAGGAGCAAGTTCACCGCCAGAGACGCCGGGGGTGTTGAGGTTAGCGAAGCGCCGGTTGACGTAGTAGCGCCGCTAGTCACGTAAACACCCGCGCCGCCAGGGACGCCGGAGGTTTGGCTTACGATAGTCGTGCTGGCCGGGACGCCCGTGCCGGTGATGGTTGAGCCGACTTGAATATAGCCGGTAACGCTCGACGCCGTTAGGTTGGTGCTCGAACCCGTCCCGGTGAACGTCGCCGGGGTGACGGTGCTTAGAGCGTAGCCGATAGACTCGGTAGCGGCGCTCAAAACCGAGGTAAACACGAACGACCCGAGTTGAGCGTCGTAAGTAACCAGCGGCACAACGCTACCGTCCATCGCCTCACCGCTACCAACCGTAGAGGCCGCGCTGAGTTGGTAGGTTGCACCGTCGGCATTTGGGGTGCCAGACAGAAGCGCGACAATATACGAACCAGCGGTAACGTTCGTCCCGGTGACCATTTGGCCCGGTGCCCACGTTCCGGTGATTGTACCGCCGAGCGTTAGCGTTGTACCGGCGATGGTGTTGGCCGTTGCCGTCGCTTGGACTTGCGTGAACGATGACTGGATGATTTGCGCCGCATTGGAAAAGCTCGTTGCGGTGGACAAATTGACCGAACCGGCGGTGATGTTTGCGCCGTCGATTGGAAGCGTGAGCGAACCAATAGGGATGGCTTTGAGCTGCGTCAGCGTTAAAGCGTCAATCGCCCCTGACCGCATATAGGCCGGTACTGCGGCGGTGTTGTACTGAGTGAATTTGACAAGAGCGGGCTTGATGTAGGAGTTGTCGAAGCCGTTAAAATAAACTTCCGCTAACGCGGCTTCGGTAGAAGCCGGGCCGAAGAAATTTGCAACGTCGAGTTGATTGCCGAAGTCCTGAACGGTGCCAATTGGCACACGAGCCGACGTAGTGAGCAGCAAGCCGATGATGTCGAGTGCGCGGCCCCCGGCGGAAAGAACGGAGGGGGTGACGTTGACGACCGCTGAGGCGGGAATTGTGGACATTAGGTGGTCTCCTTATTGAACTGGGTAGATGATATCCGCCGGAATGAGCGTTTGCTCGATCACGTCGGCAAATTCTTGCGGCACGGTGACGGTGGCGTTCACTTGAAGCGTTGCTTCCAAAACCCAACGCCATTCAATTTGGGATTGGTCGTTTAAGAAAGGAATCTGCTTTGGGTCGTCGGCGTAGAACGGCGATACGTTAGGGTTGAGCGCCTTGAAGGCGTCGTAAGCGTACTCGTCGCGCATTAAAGTTGAGATGGTCTGCGCGTTGTCGGCGCTGTTGGGACCGTGAACGTCAAGTTGAACTACGAACTTCGTCGGCTGTAGCAAGTTTTGAACACCGCACGCCATCTTTTCGCTCGACACGGTTTGCGTCGCGCTAACGACGTAAACGCCGTCACCGCCGGGAGCGCCAGAGGTCTGGCTTACGATAGTCGTCCCTGCCGATACGTTAGTGCCAAACAAAAAGTTTCCGATAGTGATTGAGCCGAACTTGATGGCGCTAACTGTCATATTGACGCCGCTAATCGACGCGGTGAAAACGCAATCAACGTAGGTGTCTACGTTCGTCTCGATGCGCTCGCGTCTAATCGGCGTCATCATCACGAAGTCTTGAGCGGCTGGCTCAGGTACCCGGTTTATTTGAGCCAGAAAAACATCTGTGCTAGACGGTAATATGTTAATTAGAAAAGCCCGCAGCGCCGTGATGACGACGGTTTGGGTAGGGTTAGGCACCATTAGATCACAGGCAACAACGGTGACGCGACAACGGTGAACGAAGTGTCCTGCGATGTGGCGATCACCGCGCCAATCCCTTGCCACTTATAGGTCCACGCACCAACTTGGTCGGGCTCGAACGAATAGGTATAGACCCCCGTTGATGGGTTAAGAATAGCCCCGCCCGTTATCGTTGTTAGCGAGCTATCCGGCGCTTTGATGATCAAGCTAACGACGGTCGGGACCGCCGGGGAGAAGTTCGAGTCGGTGGACTCTACGAACTGGGCGGTCAGAATAACCTCAGTGTTGACTTGGTAGGCCGAGCCCATCCGATAATTCCCCTGAACGAACGTGATGACCGCAATGGCCGCCTGATCCAGTACCGTTACCAGCCATACTGCAACATCAGACGCAACCACGTCCCCGATGATACTGGGGCCGGTGAAGGTTTGTACAATCTCGGATTGGCTTCCGGTAGCTGATAGAAACGACGCAAACCACTCTAACTGGCCGCCAGCCGCCGACGTTACGCGGTTGATTTGGATTGTAACCTCGGTTTGCGCGATCGTATCAAACCGGGCTGCCGATAGTATTTCCGCCAAACCGACAGCGTTACCTTTAACGCTCAGTACGAATTCGCTCTCGGACAATGCGTCAAGACGAACCGACACAATGTTTTCAGCAGCAACCAGGGCGTTAGAACTGACCCCTGTTGTCACTTCATCTAACGTAGGGCGATCAGCACGGACACTTAATCCAGTTTCAGTCTGAACCAGCAAATCTGTCTGCGCATTCGCGGTGTTCTCGACCTTTATTGTAACGTCGGTTCTGAGCGCAGCGGTGGCTTCTAGTTGTGAAACGCCATCGGCGGCTACTGCGAGCAGCCCCAATTCTTCAGTTTGAACAACTGTGTCTTTGCGTACTGACGGCGTTTGTTCGCTTACGGTGGGCGAGTCGGAGCGTTGTAAGGCTGTAGATTCTACATTACCGAGCGAGTCGGTTCGCTGCGAGATAGTAGATTCTGTATTTGCGGGCGAGTCGGTTCGTTGAAGGGACACTATTTCAAGTGGCGCAGAGGCATCCGCCGTTGCAACAACCGCGTCTAGTTTCTCAATCTGCGTGGCGGTATCGCCCCGCACCGATGAACTAATCTCTTCGACAACGTTCGTATTCGATTGAAGCGCAGCGGACATCTCTAGTTGTGCGGCTGTGTTACCGCTTACCGATAGCCCCAGCTCGACGTTGGTGACCGCGTCGCGACGAACAGTGCTTCCAATTTCGGAAGCCGCCGAGATGTCTGTGCGCTGTGCTGCGAGCAATTCGACCGCAGCTAAACTATCTGTTCGAACGCCGCCGAGAACTTCAATCGCGCCGACCGCGTCGCGACGAACAGTGCTTCCAATTTCGGAAGCCGCCGAGATGTCTGTGCGCTGTGCTGCGAGCAATTCGACCGCAGCTAAACTATCTGTTCGAACGCCGCCGAGAACTTCAATCGCGCCG